GGTGCAGCATCAGCCACAGGCGACTATAGTGCAGCATCAGCCACAGGCAACCGAGGTGCAGCATCAGCCACAGGCGACTATAGTGCAGCATCAGCCACAGGCAACCGAGGTGCAGCATCAGCCACAGGCGACTATAGTGCAGCATCAGCCACAGGCAAGGATAGCATTGCTTTTGCTGCCGGATACGAGTGTAAGGCGAAGGGAGCTATAGGTTGCTGGATAGTCCTCACAGAACGTGGAGAATGGGACGGTGATACCTACCCGATTAAGGAGGTCAAGGCGTTTGAAGTTGACGGGAAGAAGGTTAAGGCTGACACATGGTATATGCTAGTCAATGGACAGCTTAAGGAGGTTTAGCGGAAGTAATTAATTAAAAACAATATAAAAATGACTGGAACAAAGATCATATTAGACGCCTGCTGTGGCAGTAGGATGTTTTGGTTTGACAAACATAATCCTCTTACCTTATTCGTTGATAAGAGATCGGAGGTAGTAACTGCCAAGGACAGGGATAAAATCAGAACCATAGAGATAAAACCGGATATAATAGCCGATTTCACCCACTTGCCGTTTGAGGACAATTCTTTTTACATGGTGGTGTTTGATCCGCCACATTTGAAAACACTTGGCGAAACCTCATGGATGGCTAAGAAGTACGGGAAACTACCGAAAGACTGGCAGTCACTCATACACGATGGATTTACTGAGTGTATGCGCGTCTTGAAGCCTAACGGTACACTTGTATTCAAATGGAACGAGAGTCAGATAAAAGCTGCGGAAGTTTTGTCTGTTATTCCGTTCAAACCGTTGTTTGGCCATACTACCGGAAGGCAGAGCAAAACAATATGGATGTGTTTTATGAAGCTATCAAATAACGCATAACGATTTAGGAATGAAGAAAAGTAAATTGACTCACGGTTCCCTGTTTAGTGGCATTGGAGGCTTTGAATTAGGAGCTGAAATGGCAGGAATTGACACTTTGTGGAATTGTGAGATTGAAAAATTTCAAGGTGAAATATTAAAAAATAAATTTCCTCATGCAGAAAGATACACAGATATTACAAAAACAACCGGGCTCCGATATGTGGACATCATTAGTGGAGGATTTCCGTGTCAAGACATCAGCGTTGCCGGAAAGCGTGAAGGTATTAAAGGGAAACGATCCGGCTTATGGAGTGAGATGTATAGAATTGTACGGGAGGTTAGACCTAAGTACGTCATCATTGAGAATTCGCCAGCTCTCGTTATTTCCGGTTTCGAGCAAGTCTTATGCGATCTTTCCAAAATCGGGTATGATGCGGAATGGCAATGTTTATCAGGCACCGACTTTGGTATACAACAGGGTCGGGAGCGATTATATTGTATTGCCTACTCCTGTGAAGTCAACGGCAAGAGGAGCATCCAAGAATCGATATTTCGGGAGCCCTACCTATCGGGGCAATATACACGAGTATATCCGGGATGGAGAACAAGACAGTCAATACCCTCACCCCGATTTGCTGGAAAGTCTAATGAACTTCCCGATAGGGTGGACAGAACGGAGTGTATAGGCAATGCAGTACAACCTATAATTGCGCACTATTTATTTGAATGTATTAAGATTTTCGATAAACAATTAGAGTAAAACAGATCAGGAATGAATACACAATTTGAACGGTCAGCATGCGCTACCGATGAATGGTATACGCCGAAGGAGATTATAGAAGCGTTGGGTGAATTTGATTTAGATCCGTGTGCCCCGGTCAACCCACTATGGCAAACAGCTAAGGTGATGTATAATAAAAACGTTGATGGGTTAAAACAGGAATGGAAAGGCCGTGTATGGCTAAACCCGCCTTATTCCCGGCCTCTAATTGAAAAATTCATCAGCAGGATGGCAGAGCATGGAAACGGTATCGCTTTACTTTTCAATCGCTGCGATTCAAAGATGTTTCAAGACACAATTTTTGAAAAAGCAACGGCGATGAAGTTTTTGCGCAATAGGATTCGTTTCTTTCGCCCGGACGGGACTCGTGGAGATTCACCCGGTTGTGGTTCCATCTTAATCGCTTTTGGCGAGGATAATGCGGAGATATTAAGGACTTGTAATATAGCAGGTAAGTATGTTAGAATCAATTAGAATGACAAAAACATGAATAAGGAAGAATTTCTGAGCAAAAGAGATGCCATCGATTTAACGCTAAAAGAATTGAACGGCGAAAAGGAGAAGTTGGAAAAGGAATACATTGAATCCAACCAAGGACTCCCTATTGGAAGCAAGGTCTGTATAACGGTCCCGTCCCATGAAAGGTTTTCTCCTTTGAGCAATGAAAGGATATTGGTCCCCGAAGCGAAGAAGTTAGCCTATATTGCAGACTATGAGATTGATGATAACGGAGAGGTTGTCCCCTCTTTAAGACAGTTGGATTACAATGGGGGCATGTCAGAAATGCCTTTATATGTTAATTTTAAGAAGGTTATAATTGAATTAATGTAAATCAGAACAGAAATGAATACTAAAACATTTCAAGAAGTCGCCAGGATTTGGAGTGCTGCGAAGCAGCCCATTATAAAGCATGCCACGATGTGCGCGTATATGCTTACCCTTCAAACCCATTTACTCCCATATTATGGGACGGCGACAGCTATATCGGAAAGCGACGTTCAGAAATTTGTTCTCTACAAGCTTTCCTCTGGTCTTGCTAAAAAAACCGTAAGGGATATTGTGGCGGTGCTGAAATCTATAGTCAAGTATGGTGGGAAACATAAGTTATTCCCTTATGAGGAGTGGGAGATAAACTATCCTACAGATACCGAATCTCACCGTTTGCCTACTTTGTCCTTAAACCATCAACAGATACTGATGAGCCATCTCACCGAATCCCCAACTCCTAAGAATATAGGCATTCTGCTGTCTCTGTGTACCGGCATGAGGATTGGAGAGGTGTGTGCCCTGCGATGGGAAGATGTGGATTTCAGACAGAAGGTAATCACCATTAGTTATACAGCAGGAAGGATATACAACTGCGAATCAAGAACTACGGAAAGGACTTTCACTTCTCCCAAAACACGAAATTCATACCGGGAGATACCTATCTCAAGACAGCTTCTCTTTGCCTTGAAGGAAGTAAAGAAAATATCTCCGTCCCGATTTGTAGTAGGAACATCAGGACGTCCGGAAGATCCCCGTTCTTACCGTGATTTCTTTGCCCGGCTCTTGAAGCGTCTGAATATTCCGCACATTGTGTTTCATGGACTCCGGCATACATTTGCTACCAGATGCATTGAAAGTCAATGCGATTATAAGACAGTGAGTGTAATTCTTGGACATTCGAATATCGCTACCACACTCAATTTATATGTGCATCCCAATATCAATCAGAAACAAAGATGCATTGAGCGAATGAGCAACTTTTTAAAAATTAAGTAACCCTCAAAACCAAAATAGAAATGAATGATGGAGTTTATTTTGACCAAAATGGCAGCGAGGTAATCGTAATTAATGGGGTTGAATACTCACGAGAAGAATTTGATTTTCTTGTGGATATGTGTGGAGATTGCAATATGTAGTAATAAAAGAAAGAAAGGAATATTTATGATAGAAATAGATTTGAATGATACCGTTAGTGTAGAACTCACAGAATGGGGAGCCACATATCTTAATGCAACGAATATATTTAAGGAAACAACCATTACACAGAGATGCCATTATAAGACTGACTATAAAGCAGGTGATGTTTACAAGAACCAGCTTTGGCAGTTGATATTGGAGTTCAAAGATGGGATTAGATTTGATAAAGAGAAGGCTTTTAATAAATTGAAAAAAGTAATTGATCAATAAGGAACAAAACTGAACAGATATGAAAAAAATAACGATAATATGTGATGCATGCGGAAGAGAGATACAGCCATCGTATTTCCGCAGCGCAAGATTGGATTTCAAGGTGGATAAATGGGATGGTGGCTCTGTTGGTGGAAGGGAAGATATATTCATCCAAGAGGCCGACTTATGCTCGGAATGCGCCCATAAGTTACAGAAATTTATAGAGAACGAATTGAACATTCAACCACATCACCCCTAATTGATTAAATTATGAAACAGACAGTAGAAGAAGCAGCAAGGGAAAATATCTTGTTTAATCACAGGACAGTTGACAGGACTTTGTTTGGTAAAGATTTGGCAAGGTTTGGAGAGATAAATTTCATACAAGGTGCCGAATGGCAATCCAAGCAATCCCCGTGGATAAGCGTTAAGGAACGGTTGCCGGAAGATACAAACGAAAAATTAGTGGCGCTTGAAGATGGAACAATAAGAATAGCGCATTATGATGAAGATTACAACGAAGATATGGAATATCACTTTTGGTATGACTGCGCTGCAAGTGAGAGTTATCATAGAGATGATGTAATCTATTGGATGTCAATACCGTCTTTCGATGAGATACTAGAATCCAACAGGGATGTACTTGAACGGATTAGAGAGGAAGGAGACTGATTATGGAAGTAAAGAACGGAATAATAATAGATGGAGTGTTGCATGAGATGACGAGTGAAAATGTCCCATGCAACCAATGCTCACTGTTGCGCATTTGCAGTAAGTCAGAAAAGGAAGAATATGCCATCTGTCTTTGTGCTTTGATGAACTGTGATGGTTTTGTTAACCGCGGAAAAGTAAAAATAGAGAAGGAGGAATAACTATGGGATTTACAACACCGTGTTTCATAAGAAAGAATACACCGGAGCTTCGGAAGAAGCTGGAAGAGTTGGGGTATAAGCTCAATAATGGCAAATGGATGGGCAAATATCTTGCGGCATTCCAAATTAAAGAAACAAAGGAATGGAGATATGTTGCATCCCCTGAATGGGATTTGCAAAATAACCCAGATATAGATGCTTCTATTGATTGCGGAACCAACGAAGAACTTTTCTTGGCTATAGCTGCATTAAGGGATGATAGTAACTATATGCAGTGGTTTATAGCAGAATCTTCACTTAGCGTTTCTTTTGGAGATGCTATTGGTAATGACCATTATTTCATAGAGCCTAAAGGTAGCTTCTTCTTTTGGGGTATAGAATATCAAAATGCAACAATTATTTCAGGAAATTTCCGTAAGGCTACCGTAAATGAACTGATTGAACACTTTAAAACAAAGAAGGAATTATGAAAGCAAGAATAAAAAGAAAAATACAAAAACGACCATTTTTATATAATGTAGGATAAGTGTTTAAGGCTTGTGATTGGCTTACTAGTATTCAGCGTGGAAATATAGTTTGGCGTAGGTATCGTTCATTTGGTACTATTATTAAATCAGAATATTAAATATGAAAGCAAGAGTAAAATCAACAGGGGTTTTGGTAGATGTAACTCCCCAATTAAACATCAACTCTCAACATAGCAGAGATTATTTATATGTATGTGATAACATGGTTTTCAAGGAATGCGAACTTGATTTTTCAGCTATCGACTGGGAACAAAGACGTTATGAACTGGCTAAATCCGCAATGCAAGGGATTTTAAGTGATAATACAATAGTTGGTTACGCTAGTTCGGAAGCAGATTACAAGAAAGGAGAGGAACATACAATACCTATAAGCATTGCTCGGTTTGCAATTGCTTGTGCTGATGCTTTAATTAATGAATTAAAATGATAAAAGTATTAAGAAATAAAACTACTATCGCTCGCAAAGAGCATAGATGTGAATTTTGCGGTGAAGTAATACACGTTGGAGAAAAATACAACAGACAGACCAATGTTTATGACGGTCATGTTTATGACTGGGTATCCCACTGTGAATGTTCCAAGTTAGCCTATGAACTTGATATGTTTGATGATTGCGATGAAGGGCTTGACGGTGATGGGTTTGTTGACAACTTAAATCAGTATGTTTACGACAATCATTATGATGATAAAATAGATGATATTGCGAAGGATTGGCAATTACCACGCTATGAATTAGTAAAGAAAGTGTTGGATGAGTTAAACAAGAAATAGTTATGACCGAAGAACTTGTAACACTAGAGACTGCGAAGCTTCTGAAAGAGAAAGGATTTGATTGGAAGTGTGAACATCTAATAGACCGCAATAAGGTTATTACAAAATATAACCTTCCGCAAAGTATGTCGTGTTGTACGGAAATAGATGACGAAGCAGTTGAATTTTTGTGTCCAACATTGTATATCGCCCAAAAGTGGCTGCGTGAAATAAGAGGTGTGTATGTATATGTAGAACCTGTTATTGGAAAAAGATGGAAGCTTTCTTTTTGTGATTTCAATGTTCCAACAGAAGAAAGCGACTGGATGGAGAACGAAATAAACAAAGGGAATGGCTATAAAGTATATGTCACCTACGAGGAAGCACTTGAAGCAGGATTACAGGAAGCATTAAAACTTATATGATTATGAGAAAATTCACATATGTATTGGCATCTGCCATCATATCATATCTAATTTGTGTATATGAGTATAATATGTGGGACTTTATTACAGGATTAGAACCTTCGCAAACTTGCGAAAGATTACTCGGATATGTGTTATATTGCGTGATATTCTATTGGGCTGCAAAGCTATTGATTATGATTAAATAAGTATGGAAACAGCAGAATTAATATTTAAATCCGTACTTGCCCCATTAAATTTTTGTACTTTGGCATTTTTACCTTAATTTTGGTAAGCAAGTGTCACAGACGCATGGAGAATAGGTTTGATGAGATAGAAAAATGCGTCCGTCATGTGTCATATCGTAACGACATTGTTTACATCACCCAGCTCTTGGAACTGCAAAGATGTGAATAAATAAGGAACGGTATGAGGAAGCCGATAAGATTGGAGAATAATCAAGGACGAAGAAATCAAATTAGGAATAAGGAAATGAACAATATTAATTTAAACGAATTGCGCGATCGCGCTTATAAAACCGCTTGTAAACACGGTTTTCACGATGAGGAATTGAGTAATAAACACCACCTTTGTTTAGTTACATCCGAGCTTATGGAAGCTGTAGAAGCAGATAGAAAGGGAAGATTAGGAAAGAAATGTAAATCACGTTTTGAAATGGACTATAATTGCTATCCTGCATTAGTGGAAGAAGAAAAGCGATTTAAGTGTTCCTTTGAAAAGAATGTAGAAGATACACTTCCCGATGAACTTGCCGATGCAGCTATACGCCTGCTTGATTTGTGCGGATTGCGTAAGATAGACATCGAGGATTTTACGGAAGAAATGTTATACGAGGCAGAGGAAAGTTGCGAGGATGAGACCTTTGCAGAAAGTATATATGCTATATCCACAATTCCCATCAGATATGCGTATGAATATGACTATCCATTAGAAAAGCAATTAAATAGCATGCTATTGGCTATTTTCGGGCTTGCCAACCATTTGGACATAGACCTCACATGGCACATCAATCAGAAGATGAGATACAATGAATTGAGAGAAAACAAAAATGGGAAAAAGTATTGAGCAATAATTTAAAAACAATAAGACGATGAAGGTTAACATTGAAAATTTACGCCAATCGGTTATGATGCCGACTAAAGAAGACAGGGCAGACTGGACCAACGGCTTGTATCTAATCTACGAAGACGGACATGCAGAACCGTTTACCGGCGATAACTTCAAAGATTGTGTACGATACATCGGATTAAAGCACAAAGACGTATCGTTTGCCATCTCGTTGACGGAGCATAAGGATGTTCAGTTGCTTGACAATGACAGCCGAGAGGAATTTGGAAATCAAATCTATTATGGGCGTGAATGTGATGCACTATTTGATATGAATGGACAGCGTAACACTGCTCAACTGATTGAGCGAAATCCTAAACTGTCTAATCTGCTGAAAGATGACGAATATATCCCATCGTTAGGACAGCTTAATTTAATGGCTCATTATCAAGATAATATAAACGATGTGCTGAGGTACATAGGCAAAGAACCGTTATCCTCCACATGGTATTGGTCCAGTACAGAATACAGTCTCAGCCTCAGTTGGTACGTACACTTCTTCAGTGGGCAGACGAGCAACGGCGACAAGTGCTACAGTTACAGGGTGCGGGCAGTAGCAGCATTCACTTTGTGAACTACCGCTAAACTGAAGATTTAGGGGTTTTCAAATGCGAGTCCTTATAAAGTAACCATTTTTTTGGGGGGAGGGATCATTCTTAATCGGGTGGTCCCCTTTTCTTCACACTAACAAGCTATGGACAATCAAATGATAGGTAGTTCATCCCAAATATCCCATAAATTTCAATTAGCCGCACAACAAAGCCACCTTCATCAAAACGACAAAGGGAATCATTTTACAAATCCACCTCTCTAAACGTTCCATTGTATCATGGCTAGCAGTTGGCAGAATACCCAATGAGGAATATCATCCGATTGCTCAAGCAATATGTTCAACTTATCTTCTTTCATATTATGTTAGCATAAAAAAAAGCGGTAAAACCGTTGGGAATTACCGCTCTGATTTATTTTGAATCAACAAGACTTTATTGATATTTGCCTTTTAAGTTCTCGGTGAATATTTTTCAATAGATATGCCTAGAAATACATTCTTATCAAATTGTAGCCAGAAAAGATGTCAAACTTTCCATATCATCAAATTCTTTTATTTTAGTATCATCAGTCTTTCTAACTCTTTTTTTCTTCCTACTTTCAGAAACATATGACAATACCAAAGATGGCTATTAACACTTTAAATTTAGCGGTAATTTCAACAAGTCAAAGAACGCTTCTGTTCGATTATTATTTTTCCATTCCCTTTCTGCAATGTTCACACAAGAATTTCTTGGCAACAGGAAACATCTTCTGACCGACATATCCGCTGAGATATTGTGCTTCCTCTCCATAAGGGTCAATTCCGAAAGCCTTGGAGATATGCCGGCATAAATGACCTTTTTCGTGGTCCCACGAATTTTGAAACTGTTCGGGGGTAGAAGTCAAAGAGAGCACCATTACCGTCTCTCTTCTCCTGTAGTCCGAATAGGTAAGTCCGGTATTCATCCTGCCTTCCGTCAGGTTGCGATACGCACGTTTGAGGGAATCCCCCCTGCATCCTATACGGTACAGGTCGGTAATGATTTCCTTAGCCCAATAAGTGTGTACCGCATAATATACCTTGATGTGCCAATCCCCATATTTCGGTATGTAGAACTCCTGAACAATCATATAACATCAGACCAAATTACAGGAACTCCTTTACCGATGCAGGTGGCAAAGAATTCATCAAACGCCCTGCAAGGGTCCCCATCAATATCATCAAGGTAGCACTTTATGTGTTTGCACAAATGTGCTTCGTCAACCAATGATTTTTTGAAAAAATCCGCTTTCAACATATTTGCAACATAGGCAACGTCATATCCTTTGTCGTGTTCGATGGTAATTCCGTTTGCTTTGAGCATATCGTCCACCTCATCTTTACTCCAAGGGTCAAGTTTCTTTTCCTTGCCTGTTGCCTCGTCTTTCACTTTCATTTTTGAAACAGCCCATTCGTAAAGTTTTTTACTGAAATGGAATCCGTATGATTCCAGGTATTCTTGCATCCCTGATGGGAATTTGCTATATGTATCTAATCTTTGTTCCATAGCCTTAATTTAAAAAGAGGGGCGTTTTACCCCTCCTGTTATTAATAGAATTCACCGTTAGAGCGTCTGCGTCTGCGTTCGCCCATTTCATCCATACGCGGATATTCAGGAAAGTATCCGGGGTATCTGCGTTCATCCATGCCGGATGAGTTTCCACCACCTGAATAACTTCTTCCACCATCACGGAAACCCATCTCTCCGCGCATCTCTCTCATGGCTTTTTCGTAACCTTTGCGGCAGCCTTCCTTGTAGGCTTCCTCCACTTCGTCACCTCTCATACCGAAGCCGCGTCCGTAATCGTCACGCCCTTCTTCTAATATTTCCCACATTCCCATAATCATTTCTTGTTTTTAGATGCTTCAACCACTCCGAGCTGTTCCATTAACTTCTGATTCTGTGCAATGAGGTCAGCCATATTTTTGCTCATTTCCTGCATGTTCTTATCCATATTGGACATTTGCCCTTTCAATGCGGATATTTCCTGCTCCTGCTGTTGCTTGGCTGCAAATTCAGGGTTCAGCATGGCAAGCATTTGGTCACATACCCTAAGAAAGTTCTGATGATATTCCACACTTTTTAGGACATCCTCACTTTTCTGCTTCATGGTAAGGACCTCAGTATTCATTTCGTCTCTTGACCCTGTAATCAGCATCCCTGTCTTAATATCATCGGCAATATTGGCATTAGCCGGTATCTCTTGCAAATTGACATTCTGTCCGTTTATATTCACGACAAAATCAATAACCTGTACCGGCTGTGGATAAGGCATGTTGGGAACAGTCTTATATATGGTTTTTATGGGGCTTACATTAACGACCTGCCCACACTCCAAACTTGGATTTGCACCTCTATGAAGAAGATATAATGTACTGTTTACTCGTAAGTTCTGAAACATGATTGTTTGATTTTAAAGGAGTGTGGCTATTTCCATTTTGGAAATCACCACAAAACTCCATGTTAATTATTACTTGCTCCTTAAAGAAGCTGTTTCTGCTGTAGGAGCCGGAACCGTTGTCGGTCTGTATCCACCATTAACAAGATACAATTCGTTGGTGTACTTGTTATAGTGAATTTCATAGATGCCTGTTCCGGCTAAGTTTTCAACAGTTACAGGCTCATTGTTATAAGCCATCAACGGTCTTGTGTCCCCATTAGTCCCTATCAGTATCGGAAGAGTTGCAGTCGTGCCGGCAGGTATAGCCTGACGGAGGCTGATATAGAACCCTCCAACATAATCCCTGTTACGGAATGCGTGGTTAGGAAGTTCCAAAGTAACATTCTCCGTGCCGACGGTCACAGCCACCGTAGGAAGAGTGTTGAAATTTGTTCTTCCGATTGATGGGAATAGGGATGGGAATCCTGTAAAAAAGTTAGGCCACATATCTACCTCCTTTCTTACCGGATTAACCCCAGTAGTTGTTGCAACCACATCCACTACGTCCGTATACAGCGTCACCCATATATGCACCGTAGGCGGCTGCACGGAAACAATCTGTATTAATAGCGGTTAAATTGGGGTATTGAACACTCACAGTATTGGGGAGCTTGCATTTGATTCCATCAACATCGCTTTGTAATGCCTGCAATCCGGCTGCCAAAGGAGCAATCTGTTGTCCTACTGCACTCAGGATAGTGGCGTTCTGATTACGCTGGGATATTTCGGCTGTTAAAGTAGCCTTTTCCGCAGTAAGAGATGCAATCTTGTCCTGCAATGCCTGATTTTGAATTGCATCAAGTTTGGCAAGGATAGCATTCGTATTTGCAGTAGCCCCGTCACGCAATGACAATGCATTGTTGTTCATTGTATTGGTAAGGGCATTCATTGATTCGCAATTCTGCAAACGTCCTTCATAACCTTGTCTTTCAATAGCTGTTTGCGTTTTGCAGCAACAATCGGCAAGTTGAGTAAGGATAGACTGGTTGCCTGACTGCATAGCATTAATAATCTGGTTGGTTGACAATCCCACCTGATTACCTACTTGTGTAATGCTATTCTGAACATTGCACAATGCTGTCTGAACCTGTTGGGTAGAGCAGTTGAATGAAGAAGCCAATTGAGAGATAGCATTACCGTTACCCTGAATAGCTTGCATCAACAATTCGCGTCCTGCGTTTCCTGCCAATTCTGCCGGAAGTCCGTTAGCTCCGTTTCCTCCACGTCCACCGAACAAACCGCCACCGTTGCCGTTCCATCCAAAGATACTTGCTATCACAACAAGCCAGATAATGCTCCACCATCCGTCCTGTCCTCCAAAGCCGTTGCCGTTATTCATCAAGGCAAGCAGGTTAGGGTCTATCCCCTTGTTCCCAAACATTCCGGGAAGCATAGCGGTAATGTCAAGCTTGCTACCGCCTGAACCTCCATTGCCTCCGTCTGAATTAAAAACATAAGTTCTTTCCATAAGTATTTGTATTTTGTATCCCGGTCAAAATTGACCGTATGCAAAAGTACATATGTTGTAACTTATGTAAAATCAGTTGTTTCCCAATGATTTCTTTATATTATCCCAATATATTCTCAACATTTTCCCACTTTCCATCCTCTCATAGAAATTTGATATCATGTAGTTAACAGCACGTTTGGTTTTGTGGATATGAACGGCTATTTGTGAAGGGTACATGCCGCTTTCAGACAGGAGAGACACAAGAAGATACCGGGCATCCACTGTTTCCATGTTTTTATCAGAGGATAATATTTGGTCTACAGGCACTTCGGTTTCTTTTGAAACAATATTAATTATCTTGGCAAAGATTTCTGATTTGCACATAGTTTTTTCTAATTTTTATGCTTATCTTTGCCTCGCCACATAAAACATGAGATTTTGATGAACAAAGCATAAGATATTTATGTTGAAGATATTAGCCCCCAACATCAGGTATCTTATGCTTTATCATGTTTTTATGTGGCAATATTAATATGATGTATGTTGGGGGCTTTTTTTTTAATTCTTAGCCCCCGAAAGAACTGCTTTTGTTATTTTTGAGTAATCGCTACGCTTCTACTCGTAGCGTTGTGAGGATAATCCTCGGTATAGTGTTCTATTTCATTTTGAACCTCCTTTCTTTTTTATATTATAATTATGCAATTATACAAATAAATTACCACACCAACAAATTATAACTAATTCCAATTCCTACATAACTCCCCACCGGATAACTATATCCTGCCTGAATCCCTAATCCCCATTTTTTTGATGGACATTTCGGTATGCGCACAATATCATTAGTAACCGTGACAGTCTTAGGATATACCTTCAAACTGTCCAAGTTCGGGTTATAACCACTGACATAAGCCGTATAGTTACTGTCCCGGTATATCTTCTGCTCGACAGGGAGCACCGTATCACCTACATGGATAGTATCGCCTGTGTGCCAGCAAATCAAAGGAGTAGGAAGGTAGTAGGGGACCGTATCCCTTCTTACCACAAGGCTTGAACTGAATACCGTATCCGTTCTTGCCTCTATAACTGCTTCGGGGGATGGCTTTGCGAACCATCCTAAACCGAAAGCGAGTACAACCAGTAATATGTAAGGAAGCCATTTCATTTCAATTTGCTTTTAGCTTGCAACATTAACATACAACCCTACCAAGCTGCTTAAGTCATGGGTCAATGCCTGACCGCTGTCCCTTGTGCAGATATACAATACGTCATTCTGAGTATAGTACTTATTTTTGAATATCTCCATAGGAGGCGTATAAGGTATCGGGTCATCCTTGGTGCCTGATGCGGTCTCTACAACCACTTCGTAGAGTGCTGCCGTAGCCTTGCCGGGATATTGGCTCTCCAAAACCATAGGGATATCTTGCCGGACCTTATACAGGTGTTCCTTGTAATTAACCTTCATTCCCTTGGATAAGGATTCGTCTATGAATTCCGCCCAATCGGGATACAGCGATTTAACTTTCAAAGATTCGCTGTCTGTCAGGCTCAATGTCTGTATCTGTTTTTTGGCGGATTCCACCATGTTTTGTGCGGATGCAGCCAATATGTAATCAGCACTATAAGGTTGCGGTTCGTGATTCCATTCTTCCGATTCCATGATTTGTACAAATTCGGGGTCATCCATTCTGTAGGTGGGGAATGAGTCCCTTGGGAAGAGGTTAACGAATTCTTCATGCAGCACTACTTTCGTACCGTCTGCGTTGCTTCGCATTGCCGGCATAGCCAACAATCCATGTTGGGTCAGCCATTCTATCGTAACGATTGTATATCTCATTGTCCAATTATATTAGTTAATACGTAATCAATTAATTCTTGCTCTGTGAATCCGTCTGCCTCTGTTGGTATGGAGTCAAAGGCGATGGAGTTGTAGAAGGCGATTTTGGAATAATAGCCCTTTCGCCACTCTTCTCTAGAGAAAAAAGCAGGCTGTCCGCTATTGGTAGGATTAACTGTGTCATTCACAATTGTAATAGTATGTTTTAAACCCCAAAGCTTAGTACAACCAATAGATTCGTTTAATACACCGTCTATATAAGTTATACCATTTAGATTAGAGTAATTATACGCAATGCCGGCAGGAGTAGAATATACACAAAAAGGCTGACTTGCAGCATTACGCATCTGAGAGTAGTAATTCTTAAATGAATTGAAGTTTCCTATCGGATTAACCGTCATAAACAGCATCTTCACTCCACTACTCAGATTCTCTACCAATCCGTAATCATCTACACCATCTGTCACTAATGCACCGGGATATTCGGGTATCTGAGTAATGGTGATGTTACAGTTGTCTATAGGCTGCTTGGAAGTAAACCCATACCACCCGGATAATCCTTCGTATTCACTCGAATTGAACTCAAAGTATCCATTTTCCAATGTAATATTTTTGCTACCTTCTGCATCTGTGTATCTAAAGATTAACTTACCTTTAAGCTCTTCCGTTATCCCCGTAATATTACATTTTAAAGTTGCTTTTTTAGCACTATCTTGATATAATACTCCTCTATATTCTATTTTTACGGATTGTATTACAATTGATGAGTCCGATTCTATTTTTACGGCTCCATTGTTTGAATCGGTTCTCCAATTACTAAAGTTGTCGTTGTATCCTCCAACACCACTCATTTCGGCAAACAGGAAGTTATTTAATTTCATTCTCCTTCCTTTACCCGACAAGTCCTGCAAGTAAGCAGATTCCTTCAATGTTTCGTTGGTCGCACCTTGCTTCTTTACGTCATAGTAGAAAACAACATGCTCCCTTATCTATTGAGGGATAGGGGAAGGCTTGGAACCACCGCCACCCGAACGGATTTCGCCAATGTGATTCAGTGCGATTGTATTCAACCGCACCGAATTCAAAGATATTGTGTCAACCTTCATATCACTCCAAAATTAATGCCTTGACAGGCTTAACATTGCACTGAATCTTGATATGCTGCTCACCAATGACACCTTCGATGTTCTTCTGCCAAACTGTTCCAACCCCGTAATCGACTTCGAACGGCACCCAACTCTCACCGTCCAAACTCTGAAACAATACCACCTTGGACGGATGTGTATCGAATACCAATTGCAAACCAAATGTAGACGCAGCAGGCTGAAACTTATACTCCTGATTGGAGCCGGATGCTGCAAAATTGCCGGTTATATCCTTTAATGCCATAATTGTAGATTTTATAAACTTAATACCTGTTTCCGATTCTTACCATCTGCCCTAAAGCTTACATGTACCCATGCGAAGTTGCTCTCATCAATCAACTGGTCATAGGGCAGGTTCTTGCGGATATACTCAAACAACAACTTATTCTGTTGTCTGTCTCCCGTATCGATATCGGCTGCTTCACCCTTCATGTGCTGAGAGGACTTGCTTCCCTTGACAGCTTTATTCAGCTCCGGACAGCGATAACCGCTGTTTACTGTTATAGGCTTCCCCCACCATGTGCGTAATGGGTCCAGTACGTTATCCACCAAGGCAGTAAGAGCCGTTACATGCTCCTGTCTGCATCTGTTGTTGATACCCAAGCGGTCGGCAGTCGTGGACTTGCACAGCTCCGCAATTGTAAAAAACTTCATTTCTTTTCCTCCTTAATTACTTCTTTAATATCTTCTTTGTCAACCTTTAATGTCTTGCCGAAAATCAGCCTGAACGCTTCGACAATATTCAGCTCGATTCCCTTCGGCTTAAGTATGTTGCTGATAATCGAGCACATTTCCAAAAAACATACCATCAGGCAGGAATACACATCAATGTCGTAACGGCTACCCGATGCCTTGTTTATCATAACCACCATGAAAACAAAGCTAAAGTATGTAACCATCTTGCCCATGGTTCGCCTTACCGCCCGGCTGAACCGGACCTGTTCGCCCATTATGATACTCTTTCTCAGCCCGCAGGCTAAATCACATATAATCACGGCAGCAGACACTATCAGCCACGGAATCATGTGTTCTATACTCTCCTGAACGAATGCGGTAGCTATTCCTGCCAATCCTCCGGCTACGCTCTTATCGATGCCATCTCTAACTATTGCACTAATCATTTGTCGGATTAATTTTTAATGTTATATTTGCAAAACCTTGTTAACCGGAACGCGAAAGCTAATCTTGATTCCCTGCCCGCCTGAGAAGGTATGCAGGGAGTTTCCCTATCTTAGCCTAATCAAGATTAAACACAAGCTTGCTCGGATAGCCACGGGTATAGTCATAATTAATCAGCTCTTCAAGCGTACTTAATCCGGATACCTCGGATAGATGCTGCTGTGTGACATTATAGCATGATAATGCATACAACTCCAATTGGGCAAGCATATATAGTGCCACATCTATTGGGATGGTGTAATTAATCCCCTCAAACCAAAGAACGGTATCAGTCTTTTGGGTACTCTTCTCAATGTTGATGCTGTTCATCAGACCTACACGCATTTCCTTGGAAAGCCACATCTTCTTGCCGGCAAGGGTAAATTCGTTCACATGGTCAGACACATCATATTCTTTGATGCTTTTCTCCAGTTCCCGGACCAATGATTTTCTTACCGACTCTTCATCATTCGTATCACAGTACACCCATAATGTATCATATATATATGCTGTCCTTTCTACAGTACCTTCCATCGCAGGATAAGTAACTACTTCCTCGTTGACGCATACCAATGCTTTCTTGCCTGAATAGGTTATTAAAGGCATACGCACATCAAATTCATTTCTTTCTGTTTCCATAATCATTCTGTTATAATTCGATAAAAGGGATAGAAAAAGCTCCAGCGTAATGGGCAAATTTATTGGCAGCATTATAGTTGCAAAACGAGGTACGAACCGAAGCATAGATGAAACTCTCAAGGCAACCCACAACAGAGCCATGGAGACACCGCTCATTCGCATTGACATCGTTATTAATATATAACCATAAGTAAGCATTCTCGTAATTACGGCTCCCTCCACCGGTAGTCTCCGCACAAAAAAGAGAAAAATCATAATCCGATTTTTTCACCCATGATTCACTGGCAACAGGAAAATTAACCCCCGGATATTCCTTCTTTAAATCCAAACCTTTTTCCATGTCACTTTCTTCATTGTCATGGACACGGTATGAGTAGGTTGTACGTGCGGGTACTCTGCTCACATCTGATGCACAGCGGAATTGCACAGGCAGATTATTGCCTTCCGAATCCTTTCGGACAATGTAATATGCACCGTCCATCTGTCGGGATAGCCCGACAATCGGTAGATTCCATCCTCTGTATATGGGGACAGAGCGTTTCAGGATTCCAATGCCGCCATCCAGCACCGTATTGTCACTCCATTTGACACCGTCAATAAATTCCATCTTGGTGTAAGAGTTTACGACGGCTGTCATTACTCCGTCTGCCATTCCCTCACATCCGGGGACATTTCTTACCACGTAGTAATGCTTGCAGGCTTCCATGCCTGCGCCCGTAGACAGGTTGACAGAACCATCGGTTGTACACGACACATTTCCGGCTGCGTCAAAAGTGAACACATTCCCAATATTCCCTATCTTCGGCACAAGTCCTGCCTTGGATATGCCGTCCAATAGTCTTTGAGCTTCCATTATTTCTAAAAATCCGCACCATGTGTTACCTGAAATACCACCAATCAGATTAGTCTTATTTGCCGAAGATGGCGGAATAACCATATTAACACCATGCAGAGTGCTGTATTTTACTGTATCCCCGATTATCACCTTCCATCCGCTATTAGCGGTAAGTGCACTGTCTGCAAATGTAGTCGCATTAACGCTGTCTAACGTTGTACAACCTGCGCCAAACAGGTTTAACCTAGTATGTGCCCATGTGCCTATCTCAAAACTCATCAGACAAATAATGATTTCATAGAACTCATAATACATGCCCATATATGGACGATTGGTCGCTTCGTCTGCATTCTTTGCCTGTGCATTCTTGATTGATTGTACCGCGGACACATTTTGTGTCGGGTATCCGCCACCACTTGTCTTATAGCTTTTTTTGAATATGTTCAAAGGTGCGGAGTATGTCCCGATTGCGTTCTTATTATAGACATAATGGGCGCAATTTCTTGCATCACCTTCCAGCTTGGCGGTAACACATTCACCGGGGACGATGGCAAACGGTCTGATTCGCTTTGCCTGCTTCCCTCCGATGCCGAAAGGCAGAAGAGACAATGCCACAATGTTATATTCCCCTTCCGTACCTCCCTGTGGCGTATATTGCATGGTGGTGCGTAAGTAATACAAATCGCAATCGGTGAAGTTCATCACGTCTCCATCGGTCCCGTCTATGGCAATATTCCTGCCATCGACAGATTGAGTAAGTCTTCCCGGTGCACATTGTTTTAATAACTTGCCATTCTTAAACACTCCAAGATGCAGATGTGACGCTAACGAGCGAAGTCTCGATGTGTTCCCAAATGTAACCTGTGCATCCGGGTCTGCACTTCCGTTTACTCGTGCGAATCCACATGCACCCAAGGCTTCCAACTCATTTGCCAGTGCTTCGATAGCGGTTGCATTGGCTTCCTCGGCTGCTTGTGCACGTTTTGTTTCGTCAAGAATTCGCTTATTCAATTCGGTTAACTCTTCCGTAAGGTTTTTACGCGTAGTTGGATGTACCACCGCATCAGTGGTGGTAGCCGGATAAATGGTTTGCTTATCCTTTATAATCTTGTGTATTTTTGCCATAACTTCTTAATTATAATATTGATGTAATATCTGTTATCTCCTCACTGGATAGACTACCCGCTATGTCTGCATAGTTTATAAGCAACCTCCATTGTGTGTCAGGCTCAGTGGTGTACTTATATTCAATGCCAAGCTCCCCCTTACGGAATTCAGGGGTTTTGCCCTCTGCACCTACACCAGTATCGGTTGCTCCTATATACCATATACCATCCTTAATTGACGGAGTTATCCCCGAAGCGACATTTTCCCTGAAAAGAGATACCGACATCTTCCCACCTGTTCCATTAGACAGGGACAATACGATATAATCACCTGCTCCAACCCCTGTTACCGTGGTAAAATCCTTAATCTCTATGTTGTTCATTTCTGCCATAGCCAATTTATTTATGTTTATTGATGTAATCCTTCATCGAATCAGCGAATATCCCCGGAAACAAGTCAATACTGTTTAGAATGGTGTCTATCTCCGAATCGTTTAACACTGTCTCTCCGGTGGAACCAAATATCTTTTCGGCCAGTACATGCGCTGCCAATCCGGGCACATTCCTATAAATCGAATCAGCGTACTGTTCCGCGATATCTTGCTCTACCACCATATCCTTGCGAATACTCGCATACATTGGAAATTTTCTAAAGTTTATTTTCATAACCCATATTATTTTAAGCTCCACAATAAAATTCGCGCCATCCCGGATTTCCCCTCACAAATATCCGGCTCTTTTCCTGGGATGCCAGGGTCCATCTGGTACCTTTATTGTTGTTATCCTGGTCATAGAATCCGGCAGAACTGTACAGGGTCAGTTTTGAAGTTCCGGATTTTATAATGAAGACGACATGTCCGTATGGGCAGTTGCTGTTTAACGTCAATGTAATATCGGATGTGACAGCCAGGTGCACTATATTGTCGGCAGAGGTAATGGTTGTACTGTCACCTGCCCCGATTCTTCTGAAAGCCAGGCTGAGACCGTTTACCCTTACCGTCTCCCCGCTTCTGGCAGTCATTTCCACGTTGCCGTTTGATTTCAGCGCGTATCCGTATCCGGCAGCATTGCATATCAGGTTCAGGGCTACAGACGAATTGTTTGTACCATAAGTGCTGAAACTGGCTGCCGTCTTTCCGTCAGCGCGGGCGGTCAGGAATGCACTGCTTGAGGTATCGTTCAGTCGGAGAAAGTTATATCCGTCAATCTCGAATTTAATGGAGGCATTGCTTCCGGTTGTCGACAGAGAATTATTGGACAAGGTAAACCCACCGATAGTACCCTTGCGCGCGTCAATCGACCCATTGATTCCGTCCAGCGTCAGCGTGCCGCTCTGTGACTGCATCTTCTGGTTCTTAAACATAAACCCGGCAATGTTGGCGCCGTCAATCAATGCGGTATCCATCGCCACGAAGCTGAACTTGTTGGACTGTTCCCAATAAGAGGTGTTGGTGGGGGTGGCAGAACCGGAATATCCGTACGGCTTGACAATATAGGCATTGCCGTTATATATCACGATATCGCGGTATTCGCTGTTGTAAACATAAGTCTCGGACGATTTGTATGTGCCGCGGTAGCGCGGCATGGAACCCGAAGGTCCGCGGTCGCCGGCAGGGCCTTGCGGACCCTGTGGTCCGCGGTCGCCGGCAGGGCCTTGCGGACCCTGTGGTCCGCGGTCCCCATCTTCGCCGTCCGATACTATCTGCGCATAAGCCACACACTCAATGTTGCTGAACGGCTTCGCCACAATCTTATAAAACTTATACGAAGATGACACAGACACCGTATATGTGGCCGAATAAGAGGAACTGCTTGCATATTGGACCCATGTCTTGTTGTCATTACTCCGGTATATATACCATTGTGCGGTTTCTGTCACCTGCGAATTACTTCCGTTTTTATAACATGTACACACAAATGAGGATGGGTCAAGCGAGCCTGTTATCTTCTGCCCGATAGCCATTTGAGCAGGAGATATGCTGTAGTAGTAGGCGTTATCACCGGGCTTTCCGTCCTCACCCGGTTTCCCATCTTCACCGGGCTTTCCGTCCTCACCCGGTTTCCCATTAATTCCGTCAACAACTACCGGAATGGTCTCTCGGTCTACGAGCGTACCGTTGTAATAAAGAGAAAACGACAGGCTTACGGAAGCGGACGATACAGATATATTGCTGCCTATTGTGTAAGAAGCCTCACTACCGCCGTCAACTGAATACTTCATCGTATATCCTCCGGGCAACGAAGACACATTGGTACTGTTAGCCTTTCCGTCTGTCTTCCTGAGAATACAGTTGACCGACACCGGCGTATATACACCTGTATTACTCTTTTTTACAACGGTCGCACTTGGAAGCAGATTGTATATAACAGCACTATCACCTTGTTTTACCTTGTTCACAGTAAACGTAAGGCTTCTTGTATAGACAGTACCTCCCCACGTGGCTTTTACTGTGATGGCTATAGGCAACACATCCGCTGCCGAATCCGCAATGGCTGTCACATTAACTAAGCCTGAGCTTAAGACATAAGATGCTGTTACGCCTGTAGGTGTGGTTAATGATATGGAAGTTAACGCAAGCCGTTCCGTGCCTGCATACATCCGTACGACTGTCTGTACAGGAAGCCCCGCCACAACCTTACCGTTCTGGTCACAAGACACACCATCCATCTCATTATCAAGGTCTGCCACTACGACACTTCTTCCGTCAATGACTACCGGAATGGTCTCTCGGTCCACGAGCGTACCGCCCTTATAAAGGAAAAACTTCACTGACTTGTTTTTGCCGGCGAAACTAATGGAAGAACCGTAATTGTAATCCGACTCCGGACCACCGTCAGAACTGTACTTCATAGAGAATCCGGACGGCAGCCCATCCAACTCGCTGACTGTCTTCCCATCGGTTACCGTTACCTTACAATATACCGACGCGTCAGTGTAATTGCCTTCCTCATCCATTTTGACGGAATTAACACTTGGCTGTAGCTGGTAGATGACGGCATTCTCTCCAGCCTTCACCTTGTTAACCGTAAACAACAGACTCTTTTTGTATTGGTCGCCTGCATAAGTGGCGTGTACAACAATGCCTATCGGAAGCGTATCCTCAGCCGCATCCGTTATTCCTGTAACCCTTACCGTGCCTGTCGATGCATCACCCGAAGCGGTTACACCGGCCGGTGCCGATAAGTCTATCTTATCTATCTTCAACGGTTGGGTGCCGTACCATATACTGACTTTTGTCTCTACCGGCAAGCCTAACAGGACCTTACCGTTCTGGTCGCATGCGACAGAGGCCATCTCATTGTCTATATCGGCGGTAATCGGACTTCTACCATTTCTGACAACCTTCACCGTATATGTTTTCTGAAAGAGTGCGTTTCCCTCACAATTAACCGATATATCGACATAACAATTATTCATGTCGGTGATGGATGTAACCACCACAACACCGCTGACTACCATAGCCGTACATCCGACCGCCCGAAGAGACAACACATATCCTCCGTCAGCAAACACAGGCGAATAAAACAACTCCTTTGACCCTTTAAACGCCTGTACATGAGTCCTCAGCCTGTATTCCTCTGTCACGACATTCTGTCCGGCAGCTACAACATTACTTCCTGCAGAAACTACATTCATCAAATCCGTTAATCCGCCGATTATGTTTCCCTCATCGTCAACAGTCACCACGTCCTCATAATTGGACAGGTTAACACCGTATGCGTCCTCACCTTTGAGTTCATCCTTCTGTTCTGGCGTAAACTGTATCTGGACACCTGTAAAGTAAGAGTTGCTTTGAAACGAGCCGTATCCGTGCATCGTCATTCCGCCGATAACCAAACCTTCCAAGTCTCCGTATTGGGCATATATATTCTTGTCGGGGTCTATGACCCACGTATTTACCTTGTTCAAATATCGCTTGTAAGTCCGTGTGCTGTATGCCGATGCCTGTCTGGAGCTGTCTATGAAGTTTCCGTAAACGGCAAATTTCATGGACGCACACGGATGCATTGTCGTTCCGGACTTCAATGCATATCTAAATCGGAATACACCGGCTTTATTTTCTATAATCTCCGTAGGCGTAAAGTATGCGGTTGAGAAACCGTACAGTTGTTGGAAGCCACACTCATCCGTTCCGCTGCTCTGAGTACCATTACCGAAATTGCTGAATATCCCTCTACAGATATCATTCACATGCAGGCCGGAACGTTCGCCATCCTCCAGTTTCAGCTCGACAATCCTCTTTTCCGTGTCAACGGATTTTATCAATCCGAAGGCGATGGAGTTCCATAGTTCTCCGCTGACAACATCAATACGATTAAAACGAAGCTCGGGAACTTCAAGGAATTCACGGAGGGTCAGACCGTTCATCTCTCCGTAACCGTCCTTGTTAATCCGTGCGCCACTGCCGAGTATGCCACTGACAAACTGACCTACCTCAAAGGCGGTGTCGGAAGATAACTTGTAGGGGGTACGGTCATCTTTATCTTTTCGCAAGAAGAAATTACTTCCAAAGGCTTTTATCAGGCTCTTAATTTGTTCTGAATTATATCCACCATTACCTTGACCACCGCTTACTATTGAATCAATCTGGTTCTGAATTTTTTCTAATGTGCCTACAATTTTTTCTTCCTTGAGAGTAATTTCATATTCTGGAATCATATCATCACCTTCTTTTATAGAAAGAGAATCAATGATTATACTCCCACTTATTCCCAAATCATCATCCTCAAACAACATCAAATCACCTTCTTTTATGGTATCATGAATGCTTGTCTGATTATTGGCAACAGCATCATCGTGTTGCCTTGCCATGTAAATATTGTCTACTTTGGGAATGTATGAATAACGAATATAGTCATTTTTTGCTAACCATTTTTTTGCAGATGAAAGTAATCGTTGGGAATGTGCTTTTATATAGACATCAGGCATTGATATATCTAATAATACAAACTTATCACCTGATTTTATATTATAATTTTTATATGGGAAGAACAGTTTTATTCCATCATCATATACACGAGTGCATGTAAGGATATATTTATTACCATGTTTCTCACATTTAGTTATTTCAAAATCACGTCCTCCACACATTCCGTCTTTCATTGACAAGGTAGCAGTTTCTCCCAAAAGGTAGTTGTTGATATCAAAACCTATATCCTTCAATGTGACAGTAAAATTCCCTTTTTCTATTTCCCCTTTATTATCTGCTTGACCATCATCGGTTAGCTGTTCGGCTGAGTACACTTCGTCAAGATTCCCATTATCTCCTGGGTCTATTGAAACAGTTATTCCTGCATCTTCGAGTTGCTGTGCTGTCATTCCCTCTATTGAAGGAAATATTTCTTCCAAACCTTCCTGGCTTCCATCAAAAAAAATAGTACCTTCTCTTATACCAAGTTCTTCTATGTTATCGCTGTCGATATAAGGGTCTAATGTTGTTTCGGGGAATCCAGGTAACATAAGGTTGTCTACTGCCATATTATTTGGCAGATAATTGCCGACAGAGGAACCGGATAATTTATTGTAATATCTGTCAGGCATATTTCGTGTGCTTCCATATGCTCTTAGACGAGTAACAATCTTTTGGTCAGCTTCGGCATTGCGTTCTATCTCATACAATCCTTTGCCTTTCCCATATTTAAAAATATTGTCTACTGCTATCCCAGCAGTGCCTATAGTGATCTCTCTTCCTCTTATTATGAAATTAGCTTCAAATTCAGAGTTTGTTAATGCAAGTGCATCCCATACATTTATTGTATCTACACTTATGTTGATATTTTTCTTGTTGACATATTCAGGATGAACGATTACAGTCCATTTTTTATTCCCTGTATATATACGATCAAGGTTTACCTGAATGCGTTCAGCGAGATTTGATATAGATGATGCAAAAAAGCTGAATTTTGGCAGTGAGGTAAAATGTATATTGTTGTCATTGGGAACATAATCAAGGAAATCACATCTCGCAAGTTCGTCACTTAAAGAGTTGAATTTTACATTGTCATAAGTGAATGCATCTCCTGTAGAATTTTTACTTGCTTTCTTTAAAATAGTAGGGTCATAGTTTATTTCAAAACGTTCCCCACGATATATAAGATAATCACCTATTGCAAACTCTATAGGGGATTCGCTTTTTATAGTACAAACAACAGAACATTCACCCATAAATTCACCATTATATTCCAACTGATGAATTTTACATTTTGCTATCTGTCCTGTTTTATTATATATCGTCCAACTCATAACACTTTTTCTGTAAGTCCCGTTATTGTTTCACCAATGCCCTTTACCGGAGTTACTCTTGATAAAGGGTTGTCAACTTTCATAGTAAGCTCAAATTCCATAATATCATCAAGATTGCCTTTTGTAAGTGTAGGTTTTCCTATTTTAAAAAGTCTGCAAGTCCGACCTATTCCGTCATGTGGAACAAACAGCTTTGTTTCCACCCCACTACCATCTTTTCCTGTCAAATAATCTAACAGAAAGTCCATTTTGTCCCATGCTGTATTTGGTTTCCCTTTATAAGCTATCCTTATAGTTATATTGTATGGTTTTAAAGGAAGGGTAGGAGGTATATAAGTGTCTTCTCCGTTTTCATCTGACCAATTCCTTGAAGGGAGGTCCTTGATTTCCATGTCTGGTAAAGATATACCCATACATACCATCCCGAAATCAGTAAGACTGTCTTTCAAAGAGGAACTTTCCTTTACTTTTTGCATTAATATGGAATAAGGCTTGCTCATCGTACTATTGTTTGTTATATAAGATCATTTTATAGAGTATTCGCTAAGATCTATCTGTATTCTGTCAGTTTTTTTGCCGTATTTATCGCGCCACTCCTTGGCTTTGCGCTCCACATCGTAGGCATCAGCTTTGTTAAACTTGTTTTTTTTGTTTCTTTTGTCCTTATGGTTGTATACTGTTATTGGGCAATCAACTGCCATAAGTTCTATTTGTGCTGCGGTATATCCCCAATAATATCCCCACATTGGAATATTCCACAGTCCCCATAGCAATTTCAAGGGCTCTGTGAGGCATCCATGTTTTTCTCCGATGAACCATGCTGCTCCCCAGTCTGTCCTCGAAGGATACGCCTTGCTTCCTCCCTCGTCTTCATCATCTCGGTATCCCTCATCTCTGTCAGATATATGATAGACATGAAGTAGCTCTCCACATCCTCTTTTTTTTTACATGTTTCCAATAATGGCAGATATTCTGCATCGGTGTATTGCTTCACATAGAAAAACCATCTCCAAAGAAACCAATAAAGAAAAAATATCGAGAAATAGCCGTTAAGCAGAAGAGCTGCCACACATTTGGCATTCACTTTTCGCTCGTCCTTCTCGTTTAAGATGATGTCTGTCACCTTGCTTTTGGCTCCGTTTCTTATATAACCTATCTTCCATTTGGATTTTCCAAGAATGACAATATCCTTCTTATTGCGTTTTACCGCATTAAGTTCTCTCTCATCAGCTTCTGTAGGCTCTGATATTATCTTTCGTTTTGTCATGATTATATATTCGTTAATGAACAGAAGTGGATATGCATTATTCCACCTCTGTTTTCATATTTATGTCTCATTCACCATCTACTTTTTTCCATAAAATCATAATGTCAGCTCCTTCACTGTTTTCTAAAGGAGTAACAGTAACATTGAAATAAGCCGGATTGTCTCCATCAGCAGCAACAAGACTGGAATACATTTCCACATTAGGTAAAGCGATAATAGTCTGTCTGTCTTCGCTGAACATTAATAAAGAACCTACAACTTTTTTGGGAGCAAGAGAGTATGCGGCTCCTTCGTATGTTACACCGTCAACAAGAATACCTGCCGTACTTGTGATTTCTGTTCCTACTTTGTTCATCAACAAAGAATTTACAGGTCCTGCAATGCTTGCCACTTGGAATGAGATGTCGCTATCTCCTTTCGTTGCCTTGCTTACCCATGTACTTCCTGTAGTAAGTTTAATTTCTGTAACGTCTGCATCTCCAGTATTGAAACTTACTCCTTCTTCAAGTACTGGAAGTTCCATATCGGCAGTAAATGATTTGCCTAAATCTGCTGCCTTTATTTCAGAACTCTTGAAATAAATTTCCTTTACGTCATTGAAAAGTGTTTTCAAATCGGTCAGTTTGGTTGTAACGGTTAGTCCTGCCATAATTTTGTCGTTTTTATTGTTTTACTTTGTGTTTGTTAATATGAATAGCTGTCGGTTGTGTTTACCAACAACTTTGCTTGTATGTTCCATACGGTGAAACCTAATCCATCATCTCCTTTAAGGACTATCTTCGGATTCGTTACCGAATATCTCTCAGAAACAATTGGGAATTTCTCAAGAACGGCATTAAGTATTTGTTCTAACTCCCTAGTCGGAGATATTCCGCTGCTACGGTTCCTCACAAATATCTCTATACGCATTGTAGTTTTCTGCCATGCATTCTGATCATCAATAGCTATCGGCAGAGATACCACTATCATATTATCCGTTTGTTTGGATAAAGCGGATGGTCTGTGTTCTGGGAATACCCTTTCTGCCACATCTGAAAGCCTTTTACATATGTCTTTCAATATTTCACTGATATAGTGCTTGGTTATATGCGCCATCAGGATATCGGTTTTAGATTGTCTAACAATATACTTTTAAGCCCTTGGTATGTTTCGGTTAGAACATTAAGTTTGCGTGTGTTTTCCAAATAAACTGAATATTCTGTTCCGGTGGTCATTACTATGGCATATCCTTTTTTAGGGCTTCCCTTATAACTTTGTAGAAAATTTAATGAGGTTTGCTGACCATATAAATTATCTACATCAACTGCTCCACTTACACTCCTTGCCTTTCCTTCATAAGGGCGTGTCAAATAGATGGTTTTACCCTTCTGTATTTTTAACCTTATTGGTTTCCTTAGCCTATCTCCGGAAGATATTACGAATGCAAGTTTACCGTCAATATAGAAGCCACAGGAGTAAGAGGTTTGAGTGTTCCCGGTAAAACCGTCGAATTGTCTTTTTCTCTCTGCATCATCTATCAGTTGGTAGCATATTCTTGCCATTTTGTCTATAAAATAAGCATTTTTTATGGCTTTGAACATTTGTACACCTTCATCAAACCCTTCTATCTTCCCCATATATTTAGTTTTTAGACATATTGAAATAAACTGTGGTTCCCATTTCAGTAGGGTAGGCATCAGTCACTGTCAGCTTTTTGTTAGTTCCCGTATAGTCGGTCACATCCAATATACATCCTGTACAAACGCCCTTTACTAGCCCAGGTATATCAACCGCATAATCTCCTTTTAATACATTGTCTGTTTTGAATGTGCGCAGGTTACTACTTCCATATTTATTGCATTTGCCTTCGTACAACACAGTTTCTACGCCATCATCCCATGATGTTTCATCGGATATCTTGTATACTCTGCATGTATGTGGGAATCGTGGGTTGCTTACTTTCGCCATAACTTCATACCATAGGTTTTCATCCGTATCGTCCCTTTTATAGCATTCTCTCCATATTTTTTGTAGATATCGTTAGCCATAGCTCGAAGATTGCGCTTATCGAAAGCGGAACTTTGTGTACCTCCTTCTTTGTGTTTCCATACACCGTTTGCATCTTCAATGCTGCCGGTTACACTTGGGGTGCTTGCACACCACATATATAAGTCGGCTTTGCATAATTCTTTCGTTCGTTTATCTATATCCCTTATATCAAGATTGGGGACAAGTTCACGATCTATCAGAATTGAGTTAATAGCATTATCGCTTACATCGAATCCGACACAACCACGGAGATAAGACTCTATGGTCGTGTTGAGTTCTGTAATATTTTGAGAAGCATTAGTCATTATTCCCCTTTAATTTCTAGATAATACATCCACCGTACCTTATTTGGAACTACTAGCCCTGTTACTTCGGATTTGATTACTTGGGTCATTGTCTCGTCATCAAACAGTTGACGAATCAAAGTGCGTCCACCGTCATACAAAGCTGTTCTCGCTCCCGGCGTTTCCATATAGATAGGCTTACCGCATTGGACATCACCAATAGCACCATTTGGAATATAAACCATAACTCCTTCGTTAAAACTCTGTAAGTTAACATATTCCATCTTTTTGGCGGTCTTGTTGTATTTTTCAACAACAGATATAGCATCGATTACTACAATAGGAGCTCCAACTCTCGCCTCAATGAATGCTTTAAGGGTTTCATCGTCAATCAAAGAACCTAATGCCTTTTTATTAGCATCATCTGTAACATCTGGGCGTGTATAAGTTACATATAAATTACGGAAATATGGGAGCATCATCAAATCATCCCATGTAGTTTTACTAACTTCCCAGTGTCCGGCAGGAGCAAAATCTTTTTGTTCGCTGTTACGTTTCACATCACGCATTACTTTTATAGGGTCAATGGCATTAGTATCAAATTTTTGAGTGACTGTTCCATGAGAACTATCTTTAGAATACCAATGACTTTTTTGAATATTCTTAGAAGGAACACCAAAATCTATTTCTGTGGTAATGCCTAATGGGTTATTGGTGGCATTGATTACTAGCTTCCCTTTATTGGATACAATTTGATGACGTTGGTGGGCAATAGTATTATAATTACCACCAATCAAATCGTCAATACCGTTAAATAATAATTCCATAATGGTATCTTCGATTTCCGGCGTAGTATCTCCAATAGCATTGGCGAGCATCATCTTCTCTCGGAGGATTTTGCGGCTCATTACAACTTCATGCTTAAATGTAGGTAAACCACCCATTTTCAAGCTGAGACCATCAGTTGATTTGGTTGCACCGTCACTGTCAATATCCACATAAGTTGCCATAGTGTATGGGCGGATAGTTGCCTCAATCTGCTCATACGTAGGATTGATTGGAATATTAGGATTCAAAGGGAAACCCATCTGTGAGAACGTTCTGTCTGCATTGTATTTTTCGGCAAACATATCGTTGATGTATTTAGTCAACGCACTACCTTGTTTATCGCTTACGTATCCCATTGAAGCAAGTCCTTTTGCTACAATGTCGTAGAATTGTTTGTCTCTTGTGTACATTATATCCTCCTTTCTTTAGGCTTCTCTTACAAATTCAATCATTGGGAGATTAGACTCCATGGCTGTAGGAATACTTGCTCCTACTACTCTGTCTGCATAAATTCTTCCTGCTCTCACTACGGCACAAGTAGCTAAAGTGCAACCTTCAGGAATGCAAACATCTTCAAAAATCAATCCGTTTACAGTGTTTGTAATATCGGTCCATTTGGAAGAATTGAAAGATTCAGGAGATTCAATTTTTGTTTTGTTCTTATATATTTTACCTCCATTCTCTACAATATCACCTACTTCATAAGTTTTTTGTTCATACGCCGGTCCAGCCAGCACCACTACCGTTTTACCTGCTCCCATAAATTGTACCGGTGTACCTGCACCAATAACTGTACCTGCCGGGTATTTGGTGTGATCTATCATGCCACCTCCCTGATACAGTTCTCTTACTCTGCTCCACACAGGAAAATGGCCTCCGAACTCTGCACTTCCTTGTGCTATGGTATTAAAAGTACCTTTTTGTAAGTTCATACTTGTTTTGTTTTAATTTGTGTTTGCGTTAATACTCTCTCAGTCTTGCTGCTCGTTTTTTGGTAATTTCCCTTGGCTTTGCATACGGGCTTTGAACGCTTCTCGTTTCACTTTGGCAGCTTCTTTATCTGCTGTTCCTCCATTACCGCCACTGCCTTCCCCTCCGTAAGGAGACGCTCCGTTACCAAAATACGATTTCAGTTTTTCCTCATAAACATTCTTAACAGAATTCATGAATGCAGTATCATCCATGCCTTCTTTCAATTCTGTCATTTGAACAGCGTCATTCCATAAGGCAGTGTTCTGTACTTTCAGTTCCTTTGCTTTCCCTTTAACAGCACTACGTATTTGATCCATGGAACGTTTCTGTTGTTCTCCTTTCAATTGAGCTCTGAGTTCTTCAACGCTTTTTTTCAATTCGTCCAACGCTCCATCTTGTTGTTGCGATGATTGTTGAGTCTGTGGCTTGTAATTTTTAACAAATTCGCTTTGTTCATGCCGCATTTGTCCACCCATGGATTTTAGGATTTTCACATGTGTGTTCACGTAATCATCTGTCACAATTGCATCATCCGTAATACCAGGAAGAATCGCTTCAAGATATGTGTCAAGTGTCCTTACAGATAATCCGGTGTCTCCGTACATCTGCGTGTTAGCATCAGGTTCTCCGATACTTGGCTTAAATTTGGATAAAAGGGTCTCTTTGTCCATAATGTTCGTGTCTTATTTTGTGTTTATGTTGAAAAAAAATAGAGCCATATCAAAGTGGGGTTTCCACCTCGATACAGCTCTATCGGCTTTATATCTTAATCTATTATGTCGTTGCGGAAGGTGGAATCGAACCACCGGCCTCTTGGTTATGAGCCAAATGAGCTACCAACTGCTCTATTCCGCGATATTATTTTATTCTCCGTTCCCTGTTGCATTGATGTCAATATAGTGTTTGCATCTCCTACATTTTACCCGAAGCATAACAATTCCTTTAAGGTAACGTATTTCGCCTATCTTTTGACCACATACAGGGCAGATTGCCATAATTCCCTTGATCTCTGTCTCATCAAAATTTATTTCTGTATGAATCTTTATCATAGGCTTTCTTTTCTGCAAAGATAAATGTTATAATCTGATTTGCAAATAAAAATAGGATATATTTTCTTTATTTTAATGGAGTATATGTGTATATTTGCATAAACAATTGTAAATACAAGCCAAAGAGCTGTGTTACCCATACTGATTGTATGGATGCACAGCTCTTTTCTATTGAATATGGATATAATAGATTGCAAGTTAAAAACAAAGTACGGTCAGGATGTGCTTGATTCTAATTATATACTTTCCCTTCGTGAAGTGGACAGGAAGAACCCAAACAGGTTGAAGATTATCGCACAAGCAGGGGGACAAGAAAAGCTATTGTCCACTAATGCTGATATATGCATATATGGTGGGCAGCGCGGTGGAGGAAAAGCACTGATATTCGATGAACCGATATGTACTCCATTTGGTTTTAGAAAGATACAAGAAATAAAAGAAGGTGATATTATAACTGGACTTGACGGGGGCATGCAACGGGTTATATACAATTCCTATCAAGGCTATAAGGAATGCGTAAGGCTGAAATTTGTTGACGGTTCATACACAGACTGCTGCATAGACCATCTTTGGAATATAAAGCAATCAAATTATTGTTCCAAGAAACGTACCATGTATAGATTGGGGCTTAATGACGAATGGAGAGTATGGACTACAAAGATGATTATAGATCATATGGAAAAACAAAAGGGGAAGAAGCAACCAAAACATCTTTCCATTCCATTATGTAGTCCTGTAAGATTTACAAGGAACAAGCCATTTAAGTCCAAATTCAATCCGTATATAATTGGTGCTCTTATTGGGGATGGGTGTATAACGGAGAATATAATAAACGAGAACAGCTGCATTATGCTGTTCAATCCAGATGAGGAAGTTATCAGTGAATTTAAGAATAATGTAGAATATTCTTCTTGTAAATTCAAAGGTGGGTGTTATCACATGCGAATAAACGACAAAGAACTTATTGACGAAATACAGAAGATTGGGATAGTCGGAAGTTCTGTTGAGAAGCATATTCCAAACATGTATTTATATGGTACATTGGAAGAAAGATGGGCACTTATTCAAGGAATGATGGATACGGACGGAACGATTGACAGCAGAGGCCACCTTTCTTATACGACAGTAAGCAAGAACCTTGCAGAAAATGTGAAGTTTATTATAAACAGCTTAGGCGGATTGGCGACAATAAGCAAGGGGAGAGCCGGGTATAGAAATTCACAGGGTGAGTATGTTCGATGTAATGATGCCTACAATATTTATATAAGAATACCTGATGCGGAAAGATTATTCAAAGTACAACGCAAAAAGGATAGATGTAAGCCTTATAACGGTGGCATAAGCATTAATGCGAGAAGAATTGTAGGATACGAGAGAATAGGAATAAAAGAATGTTGTTGCATTGCGGTGACAAATCCCGATAGTTTATTTCTTACAAGGGACTTTATTGTCACCCACAACTCCTATGCACTACTTATGGAAGCGTTGAAGGATGTAAAAAATCCTAATCTTCGGTCTATCGTGATGCGTCATGAATTGAATGACCTTTCAGATATAATCGAAACATCATATCAGATTTATACACCATACGGCAAATACAACAAATCTAAGAATGATATGACTTGGAATTTTGACCGTGGAGGCTTTTTGGAGTTTTCTTATCATGCCGACAGCGTAGAGGACTTTAAGACACGTTTCCAAGGGCATCAATACTCTTATATTGGTGTAGACGAAATAACACACATGGACTATCCGAAATTCAAGTATATGATAACATGTAACCGTAATGCTTTTGGTTTGATAAATCGTTTCATTGGTACTTGTAATCCTGACCCTGATTCGTGGGTAGCGCGTTTTATCGACTGGTGGATAGGAGAGGATGGTTATCCAATTCCCGAGCGTGATGGCATTATCCGTTATTGCTTTATGGACGGAGAAGATGTTTCATCTATATATTGGGGAGATACACGTGAAGAGGTATATAAGCAATGTAAACACATTATTGAAAAATACTATCGAAAGGAATACGAACAATACGGTTCTCCTGAAGAATTGTTCATCAAGTCTGTAGCGTTTATTGAAGGTAAACTATCAGATAATGTCCAGCTTCTTCGTTCCGATCCGACTTATCTAGCCAATCTTGCAAATCAAAGCGAGGAACAACGTGCGAGGGATTTGGACGGCAACTGGAAATACCGTTCAATAGGTGATGACATGATAAAACTACAGCACATGGAAAATTTTTATAAGAATGCCTATTGTTCTGGGGATAGTGTACGCCGGGTATCATGCGATGTGGCTTTTGATGGCGGTGATGCTATGGTCATGTGGTTATGGATAGGCAATCATATTCAAGACTTGTATGTATGCCGGTTTAACTCAAAAGGCGCAGTTAACGCTGTAAAGACAAAACTCAATGAATGGCATGTGCGTGAAGAGAACTTTACTTATGACCTTAATGGGTTGGGACAGGCTTTTAAAGGTTTCTTCCCTAAATCTGTGCCTTTTAATAACAGGGAATCTGTAGCGGATGAATACAAGTATATTTATGCTAATATGAAATCACAGGCGGCTTATATGTTCGCACAGGCTGTGATAAACTGCGACATTTCTATTTCAGAAGATTTATTAAAGAGGAAAATAAGCACACGTTCATTCACGGATACTCCTCTTACATTGGTGCTAAATAAAGAAAGGAAGGCTATACGCCAGAATGTGACGGAGGCCGACAAAGGTTTTTCTCTTATAAAGAAAACGGAAATGAAAGCATTGGTCGGTCATTCGCCTGACTTTATCGAGGCTCTTTTGATGAGGTTTGTATTTGATATTAAACAGAAACATCATACGAAGCCTAGAAGATTGCCGAGATATGTCAATCCTTTAAGGAGATTTGTAAAACAATAAACACAAGATAAACATGAGAACAAGAGACATTAAATCAAAGCGACCATTTCGAAGGATACGCCCGGATGGTTACATATCACATGGTAGATTTTCTTCTTTGGAAAATGCGGAAATGCCTTCTGATGTGATTAATTTTGATATCGTAACACAAGCGGACTTTCTTCGTGAATTTTATCCTACGGGACATGCAATCAATGACCCTACTATCTATCCAGATATTTGGAGGGAGGAAGATATTCCTGTATTGGATGAATCTGGGAATGATACAGGGAAAACCACACGTAGGTTATATAAAGAATTAGTTCCTCGTTATGCTTTTGCCTTTCAACAGATAATTACTGTTAAACATCTTGTACATCTGTGTGGGAATGATGTGCAATTTGAGCTTAATTCCACTAAGACAACCGAAAAAGAGAATGAGGATTTTGCCATTTATCGTACAGGATGGCTTAAAAAGGATATGGAGATAGCTTTTTATGAATCAGCCAAATCAGTGAAAGTTACCGGAGACAGTGCCTTTGTCGGTTATCTGAGAGATGGAGAGTATTATTGGAAAACATTGTCTTATCTTAATGGTGATACATTATACCCACACTACGATTCGGTTACAGGGAAAATAAATCTGTTTGCACGTGCTTTCAGAGATTATAATGAAAATGGAGATATATTGACTGAATGGTTGGAAGTATGGGATGATACATATTTATATAGATACAGGCAAGGGAGCGAAGGGAATAAGACGCTTAAAGAAAGATTGTTAGGTATATTTGGTATTAACGGATATATATTGATATCTAAAAAGCCACACGGATTCCCATTTATTCCTGTGGCATATAAACGTGATGATAATGGTGCTTGCTGGTCTATGTCACAAGATACAATAGACGGTTATGAAATGTCATTTTCCCAAATGGCACACAATAATCAGGCTTATGGTGAACCCATTCTTGTATTCCAAGGAGAGGGGGATAACTTGGATGCATTGAAAGATGTGAATGGTACAATTAAATCGCTCTCTATGACAGCTGAAGATAAAGCCTCATACCTGCAAGCACAATCCGCATCAGACAGCTATATGAAACAACTTGATACACAATATAAGATGATATTCTCACAGTCATTCATTGTTGATCCTCCCGAATTGAAATCAGGTGATTTGCCTGCGGCAGCTTTGAAGATTTTATATTCTCCTGCTTATGAGAAGGCTATGAATGATTGTTTGGAATATCAATCTTTTCTTAATGATATGGTGAAAATATTTTCCTATGGTTATGGAGTGGAGATGAAAAAGACTATAGATTTCACTAATCTTAGCATGAAATGGTGGCTGGAACCCTATGTTCATGTAAACTCTTCTACTGTGATTGCCGATCTTGCATCTGCCGTGGTAAATGGTTTCATTTCTCGTCAGACTGCATCGGAGAGAATAGAAACACTTTATGCTACCAATGCGGAGTGGGACAGAATATTACGTGAAAAGAAAGAGGAAGGAGAAAGAGAATTACTGAATCAGATAAAATTGCAAGAGGCAAAGACTAAAAACGCATCAAATAGTAATAGTTCATCATCACAAACAACAAAAAAAGAATAAGCCATGTTGAAATATTCCACAAGATTCAAAGGGGAGAACAAACGCCTTTTTATTACCGCCCAGCACAGAGCCGTTGCCGATCTTATGATTATGGGTTGGACTCCCAATGACGCTTATATTGCAGTAGGTTTGTATAATGCCGCTTTTTCTGATGAATACAACAATACCCAAATCATGCAGATTACAGAGGACAAGCGTTTTTTAGAATATATGCAAAAGAAGGAGCGTGCCATTGCCCGTGGTTATAAAAAATCCGTTCCTGCAAGTATCGGGACAGACGAGGAAGAGAAAGCTAAAACATCGAGTTTTCGTTCCAAAGACGAGGTGATAGATGCTTTAGTTGAAACTGTTGGAGATTTAAGAGGTAAAGAAAAAGCGGATGTACTTATGAAGATTGCAGATTTACAGCAGATGAAGAAAGAGGAAGTTATTGAAGAAGACAACACAGTGCACTTCTATTTACCTATTTCTTGCAAAATATGTGAGCTATATTTAAAAGCTAAAAAGAGGAAGCCCAAACAGGAAGAGATTAATGATGATTCAGAGGTAGGATAAAAAGCGGAGTTTTTCTCCGCTTTAATTATATTGCAAGTCATTTCTTGTCTGACTTAAAATCCTCCATTCTATAATATTGCGATGGAAACACGCTTAAGCTGCTCCCCAAGCTCAGATAAGGCGATTGAAAACGTTTTCAATTCATCCGGGGTAAAATCGGCAGGCTTACCGTTTACAATATTGCCATTTATACGTTGATACAACCATTGGCGAGACTTCCCGAAATAATGCTCTGCAATATATGACATAGAAGCAAATCCAAGTATATGGTCTAGTTTTTGTTTACGGTCAACAATCTTTGAGATTTTTTTAGCTTCATCTATAGCCTCTTTCGCGCCTTCCTTATACGCCTGTGCGAACTCTTTTCTTTCCGCTGGAGACAATGATGCGAGGAAGGCTTTAAATCGTTTGTCATATTCTGCCTTTTGTTCTTTGGTTTCCAATAAGACAAAATCAGCTTTCCATTTCTTAAGTTCTAATCTTACGTCCATGGTAATTTTGTTTTTAGTTATCTTGGAAAAGGTAGCTCCACCTATGGGGAGCTACCACTTTCTTTCAGCTTGTTTTTGGCGTCAATTAAGTCATCTAACGCGTCATTGACGCTTCCTTCAAGCTCCTCGTCTGAAATCCAGTCGGTCTCCCGAATGTCATCCCAGTAGAGAGAAAAGAAGCTAAGGTCTTTTTCCGCAGCTTCAATCCGAGCCTTTAGCTCTTCTTCGTCATCATACATTGTGCACTCTGTCTTATGACAGTGCAAATATAATAACCTTTTGGTAATTATACAAGGAAAGGGAAGTTTTTTTTAGTTTGTCTTTGCCATATTGTGAGGTTTGTTATAAAACATATAATAGTATAGTGTGTCTTTTTTCGTACAAAAAAGCCCCGAACTTGAGGAACGGGGCTGAAAATCATTTCTTTACATCATCTAATGGGACATAGAATGTTGTAGTTGTAGGAGTGTAAATACCAAAAGTTATACATCCTAAGAACCCATTAAGGAAAGTCCAATTGTTTTTGATGGCATAATTCTCTTTTTCTCCTATGTATTTTTTTGCATCTACTTTTGTTTTACCACCAGGTACTAGACCATATAAAAAGTGATGATTAGTTACGGAATTTACCTTTATTGATGGGTCGTCAGCTTTCATATTACCAACACACACTTTTGTATTAAAACAAGATGTCATTAAAAACGCAAAAGAAGCGCATATAAATACCTTTTTCATAATTGATAAATATATTTTAAATTTATATTTGTTTGCAAAAATATGTAATTATTGGCTTGTTATGTAATTATTTTTATGAAAAATCCTATGTTATATGGTAATTAGACTAAATATAATTGTAAAATATAGAATATATAACTTGTTTTGCTGAAAAAGGCCCAAATACTGTAAATAGTGATGTTATTAGCCCAAAAACAGTATGTATGCCAAAAGGCTTAAATGCTCTGTTCCCAGAACCGCGTTGTGGTAATCCTACTCTGTTATTTCCGTTATACCCCCATGAGAAAGACGTTTTTTATTTATTATTCTCTCTATTACATTCATCTATTATAATAGATATAATGGAAACAATCTCACGTGCTTGTTGAACAAAATGATCTGGATATAAAATATCATTTACGTTATCCAATACTCCAACGCATTCTAATTTGTATAATGGATGCGATATATCTTTGGTATATATAATAATGGAAAGATTAGATAGTTTATCCTTTACACTACTTTCACTAGAAAGACCACCTATTATCGCTCCAACCCCACCAGCTATAGCACCACCAATTAATGCACCACCAATCACTTTCATAGTTGATTTCTCAATTATCTTATTATCATTTACTATGAGTTCACATTTAGCTATATCGGTAAAAAATATTTTATCTATTTTCCCATATCTATCTCTTAATGCAATAGTCTTTGAATTAGTATCAACAGCAAAGGCAGTTTTACTAATACCAAAGAAATACTGTTTCGTTGGATTAAAATGCAACAATCCCTCAAATGGATTATTCGCAACTTGTTTAAACTCTTTTTCATTATTGGAACTTCCAAAAAGCATGTATAATGCAACTATAACAACAATTATACAAATAATAATAAAAATCATAATATATTATGTCAAGATTAATTTCTTTGCAAAGAAATCTATAATGAAATAACTAGCCAAATATTTCTTTTAGATTTTAATTCTTTAATCCTGCTTCGATTAAATATAATCGTAAAATGTGGATTATATAATTTATTTTTGCTATCTTGCGCAAAAATAGTACGCAACAGTTTGGACGTTCGTAAGGAAGTAGTACATTTGCGATGCCAAACAATAGTAAAGTATTCTTTCTCCGTAGAGCACGGTTATCGCTCACTATATTAGCTGGGCTTTTTTTATGCCCAATAGCTTGTATGAAAATACACGGCTGTCTTTCCTGCGTAATATTTCCTCTTCGGAGAAAATCTTACTATTGTTTGGCGACACGGGAAATGGCAGCCGTTTTTCTGTCTATAATTATAATGCCAAACAATAGTAAGTATGGAAAGTTTAATTCTAAATCAAAAAGGTATGGCCTCCCTTGAATAGCAGAGGTCACGGGTAAACAACATGCCCATGTTATGCGTGATATTCGCAATCTATTATCGCAAGGCGTAGCCGAATTCAATTTTGGATTGGGGTCATACACAGACGCTAACGGTCAAGAAAGACCTCTATTTAATCTAGCTCCGAAAGGTTGTCTTATTCTCGCTTCGGGCTATGATGCAGTTCTGCGTGAAAAAATCATAGACTGTCTTGAATATCTAGAAAATGAGAAAAAGGCTATTCGCACTCCGCAAACTTATCTTGAAGCCTTGGAAGCGTTGGTAGCTTCCGAAAAGGAGAAAGAACCGTTGCGCATTGGATCGGAGCAACAGAAAAAGCAAATCGAACAGAAAGATGCCAAGATTGCCAAAATTCAGCCCAAAGCCGACTTTGCTGATGCCGCATTCAAGGCAGAGGGGAAAGTGGACATAGGTCAAGCCGCCAAAATACTCGGACTGCCGTTCGGACGCAACACGCTTTTCAAGAAGCTAAGGGAAATGGGAGTATTCTTTGCAAACAGGAACGAACCGAAGCAAAAGTACATTGATGCAGGATACTTTGAAATGACACTACTACCGCCAATACACCGTGACAATCATCCCGATATAATTTGTCAGAAGGTGTTGTGCAACCCAAAAGGATTAGCGTTTATTAATTTTATGTTTGGCGGTAATCCTCCCGAAAACAAACTATCGCCAATAGTGTAATTTAAACCATACAAATTTTATTTTCCCCACCTTGTTTATGAGGTGGGCGGACCTTTTACACACTAAATTTACTAGAAATGGAAATATCATTATATCATAATCAGAAAATCACGATAAGTGTAGAAGAACTTAATGAAATTAAAGCAAAGAACAGAGTGCTTTCAAGGGATTTGCAGAAATCCATAAACGATTATGTTGACTTATTGGCTGTTTTGAAGAAAGAACGTGAATCCAATAGTGACAAAGCCAAGAAATGGGATGCGTTCAGCAATTCACCTCTTTACGGTGCTATCGGATGCCTGATAAACGATTGCCAAAACGCACAGATGAATTTCTCATATCTTTTGCAATACATACAGGAATGTGTTGCGGATAATGACGAAGTACCTGTATATATGGAAGAGATTCAAGCTGCCACATACCGGTATTTGGAAATCCTTTCAGGGATAAACAAAGAATACAATACTTTGAAAGATTTATTTTGATTATAAAATCTTGCAAATGATTGCTTTTTCTGTAAAAACGTAGAAAATATAACTATATTTGCATAATTATTATAAAGCCAAAGAGCTTGTTAAGATTGGGAATCCCTATTCTTGACAGGCTCTTTTTTTATTTCAGCACAAACACAAAGTAATATTATGGCAGACTTGGGCAATTTATTCTTCTCCATGCGCATAAAAGATATGACGGATGAAGATTTTAAGAAACTGGAAAAGAAATTGGAGCAGAGAGGCATGAAGATAAAACTTACCGCATCTAATATTGACCAGTTTATAAAAGATTTGCAGACACAGATTCGTAGTAAAACGCTGAACATTAATGTAAAGCCTATTGGGGTAGGTAGTACAGGAGCTGCAACTACGGCAGCAGACTTAAGGCATCAGCGTATGCTTGAGGTGCAGCAGCGTATGGCGAATGCAGCGGCTTTAGCACAACAAAGGCTTGCCAATGCACAAGCGGCAGGGCAACGTGCAACAGAAAGGCACAATGCGTCTATGCTACGTGGGAACAGTATAATGGGGAATCAATCACGCCTAGCCGGTCAGTTACAGAATCAACTCCTTAATATTTATTCTGTTTATCAGGCAGAACGTTTCGTGCGTTCTTTGATAGAAATTGGTGGCGAATTTCAGAAACAGCATATTGCACTTAACGCTATGCTTGGAGATGCTGCAAAAGCGGATAAGATATTCGGGCAGATAAAGGGACTGGCCGTTGAATCTCCATTCAATTTCCGTGAATTAATGGGATTCACCAAACAGATTGCGGCATTTAGTATCCCATACGAAGAAATGTATGAAACGACTAAACGTCTCGCTGACATTTCTGCGGGTTTGGGAGTAGATATGGGGCGTATTATTTTGGCTTATGGGCAGGTGAGAAGTGCAGCGTTCTTGCGTGGTCAGGAATTAAGGCAGTTCACAGAGGCAGGTATCCCATTAGTTGATGAGCTTGCTAAGAAGTTCACAGAATTGGAAGGACGTGTAGTAAGTGCAGGAGAGGTTTTTGAAAAGATATCCAAGCGAGAAGTTTCTTTCGGCATGGTAAAGGATATTCTTTGGGAGCTGACCAATGAAGGAGGAAAGTTCTATAATATGCAGGAGGTCCTGACCGAATCTCTTTCAGGTAAATTAGCCAAATTAGTAGACAGCTATGAAATGATGCTGGGCACTATTGCAGAAAGTAATAATGAGATTCTTGGAGGCGGGCTAGATATGCTTACAGCCTTTACAGATAAATGGAGAATATTTTTGAATATGTTACTTTCTGTTATAGCTGCTTATGGTGCATACAAAGGTGTCATGATAACAGCCAATGCTTTAAGAGCACTAGCTATATCTCGTGAAATAGCCTTAACAGGAGCAGTAAACGCAAATACTATAGCTACGTATGCCAATAATATGGCTCAGAATAAGGTTAACCAAGGTGCAATAAGGTTATTAACTAATCTTCAAAAATTAAAAATGGCATTTTCCAGCCTTGGGGCTGCTGGATGGACAGGCATTCTTATTGCCGGTGTGGTTGCACTTAGCACATATTTATACAACTCATATAAAGAAGCAAACCGTTTAAAAAATGAATTGCGAGATATAGCAATAAAAGAAAGTGAAGCTGTACGTAGTGAAATAGACAGTTATAAGAGTCTAGTCGAACAGTTAAATAAAACAGTAAAGGGTAGTTCAGAATATAATGATATTATTAATAAAATTCAGTCAAGGTATGGGGAATATATTGGGAATCTGAAAAATGAAGCTGATGCTTATCAATATTTGACAGAGAAAATAAATCAAGTAACAGTAGCATTGAGAAATAAAGCACTAGAAACTGCGCGCCAACAAGGGTTAGCCAAAATATCAGAAAAGTATTTAGAACAAGAGTTGAATACATATAAAGAGAGTATTGCTTTTTTGAAAAAGGGATTTGGCCTGTCTGATGGAGTTGCAAATACATTGGCGGCTGTAATTCAAACGGAAATAAAATCAGGAATAACCGCCGGCTTGGTAGGAGGATATGATAAGGCTATAAAATACATAGAGAACAAGGCTAATGAAATAGGTGTTAGTCTGCATCCTAATGTGTACTCAAAAGATGCTGTTAATAGCTTTCGAGAACTTGTTTCCATTAATGCACAGATGGAATATGAGACAAAGGCGTTTGAGAATACTTTGAAAAGTGTAATGGGAACAACTACTATTTACGGGCTTAAAATAAAGGAGCTTGAGGAAGCATATGAAAAAGAGAAAAAGAGTATACCCGTAGAAGCTATATCGAGACTTAAACAAAGATATTTGCAATTGCTAGAGGCTAAGAAAAAAGTGTATGGGGATGCTGGACAGGAAGAAGAAGTAAAACGAATTGAAGCGGAAATTGCAGAATTAAGTAAAGTAGAAGCGGAATGGAGAACCATAGCTAAAGAAAAATTTTCTGCTTATGTGGGGCTTCAACCTGCTGTTGATGAGAAGTCGATAGATTATCTCAGTAGATTACGGAAAGAATATAAATCACTTGAAGAAATTTCAAAAGAAAGCCTTGAGTCGGGAGATAAAAATGATGCTTTGAAGAGAATGCAAGCTATTAAATCTTTCATGGATGAATACAACAAGTCATTAGATTCATCCAGCTCAGATATCAACAGTTATTCAGATAAGATGAACCGAGTTATCGAACTTCGTGAGAAAGGAACCCGTGAACGAATACAAATGGAAACTGATTTGGAAAATCAGGCGGCACAAGCACGTATCAATGCCATGAAAGACGGATTTGAGAAAGAACAAGCACAACGGAATCTCGACAACAAGAAAGAATTGCAGGCTTTGGAAAAGCAGAAGAATGATTATATCAATAAGGTAAAAGAACTTGCGAGAAAAGTATTTGAAGCCGAGGAGGATGCGAAAGCCGAAAAGGATAAAAACTATAAAAAAAAGAGTTTTGACCCTTCCTCTGTGTCTGTTGATACTTCCATATTCGGCATGATAGGGAATTACACCAAGGAAAGGCAGATAAATGAGACTGCACAATTCTATAAGGATATTCTTTCCAAGTACCAGGGTTATATTAGCAAACGTCTTGAAGCCGAACGGAAGTTTAAGGAAGACCGGGAACGGTTGGAGAAAGCGGGAGCCGGCAAAGAGGATTTACAGGAACTAGAATATCAACGCAATAAAGCTCTTGCAGCAATAGACATGGAGTTTGCCGAGCGTGAAACGTCTTTTCAGGCGTGGGCTGATGGCATTGCAAATTTATCGTTAAAAAAATTACAACAGCTTCTTATAGCGGTTTCACAGGAACTTGAGCGGATGGAGTTCTTGAACCCTAATAACCCCAATCTGGCTGTACAGCGGGCGAAAGTAAATGTGTTGAGGGAGAAGCTACCCAAACCCGGTGACAAGGAAGATACATCACCGGACAAACGCAGTGTGAAGGACTGGCAGGAACTTTATAAAGTCCTTTTCAAGGTAGAAAAGGAGTTTGATGAGATAGGAGATGCAGTGGGCGGTGCTGTCGGGGATGTGATTTCAGCCGCCGGAAGTATCACTGCTACCACTCTTTCAATGATAAATTCGATTATCTCATTGGGCACGATATCAGCGGATAATATAAAGGGAGTGTCGGAAGCTACTGCTCAAGCAATTGCCACAGTGGAAAAAGCATCTGTAATTCTTGCTATTGCGTCCGTAGCTTTACAGATAGCCACCAAGATAATGAATTTTTTTGGCGGTGACAACTCCACGGAAAAATATGAAGAGGCAGAAAAGATTTATGATGCTTATATTCAGACAATGGATAAAGTCATAGAAAAGCAGTTGGAGCTTGCGGAGGCGTTAAGCGGAGAGAATGCGCGTGCAGCGTACAAACAGGCTGTGGATATGATAGAGGCTCAAACTGAGGCTGCACGGGAATTAGGGCAAATGTACTTAAGTTCCGGTGGCTCTTGGAAATCCCATACCGCTGGATATAATGAGGTAAAAGATATGAGTTGGGAGGGATGGGTACAAGCAGCAAAAGCTTTAGGCATGTCTGTAGACCAGTTCCGCAATCTTATGGGAGGACGTATGTCCGGCTTGTTTGAACTTACAGCAGAACAGTTATCTGAATTACAGGAACAGGCACCTTCATTTTGGGCACAACTAGATGAGGATACAAGAAAATATGCCGAACAAATAGCGGACAGCATTGAGGATATTGCAGAAGTTACTGAACAAAAAATGGAAAATGCCACAGGTGTCGCATGGGACTCTTTCTCTGATGATATTCTTGAATCTCTGTATGATGTGGAGAAGGGAGCAGAAGATATTGCGGATGATATGTCAGAATATATGCGCAAAGCACTCATTAAAGCCATGTATGTAGAAAACTATATGCCGGAAATGCGTAAATGGTATGAGAAATGGGCGAATTACATGAGCGATGGTGTTTTGTCTGATTATGAAAGTAAAGAGCTTGACAGTATAAAGAACAATCTTATAGATCAAATGGTAAAGGAGGCGGAGACCATAAATAAACAATGGGGTACAAATTCTAGCGGTGGAAGTGGGTTAAGTGCGGGTATTAAGGGTATAACCGAGGACCAAGCCGACCTCCTTGCATCTTACGCCAATGCCATGAGAAGCGATTTGTCCGCAATCCGTCTGTTGCTGGAACAGCGTTTCGCCAACTATCCGCAGGAACAAAGGGGAAAGATAGAGAATGCTGTTTCCAACTATTACCAGAACGGAGGAACAATCGACTACAATACGGTACTCAATAATATAACTGTCTATCTTGATGAGCACTCCGGGTTGATGGAAAGAAGCAATATACTAGCGGAATCGCAGTTGACTTATTTGAAGAGTATTGCCGACAATACAAAAAGGACAGCAGACAGTAACGACAAAATAAAAGAGGCAGTGGAGGAAACTCGGGACATGATTCATGGGGCTAGAACAGATAAAAGTAGGGGATTGTATGTTAGGTAGTATGAGGGCGTATTTACGCCCTACAATATCATTCGCTGGTTCTATCATCTAATCCATTCGTTGCTTCATATTCTGCTTTCATCTCTGAAATTATATTCTGACTTTCTTCCTCAGTCTCAATTTCATTTGATATGGAACTATGATTTATACGATCTATTAATGACTGAGTGGCAACAATTACATCATGATGAAAATCCGCATCTATGACTGTAGCTACTGCCATTATATTTCCGAATATCACAGCCAATGAGTCTTTGTTCTCTTCTTCTAAAGAATCCAACATACTGTATATAATATGGTCCATCCGATACATTACCCGAAATTCACCACCTATAGTGCGTACCTCCATATAATCCGTACCATCCATCTCAATTTTTTCTACAATCCAGTTGCGGACTTGTAATTTTTCTCCGTTTTTCATGTCTATAATTTTTTTATGTGATTAATAACTCTATATTTGATTTCCTTTTCTTGTATGTTTGTACATAAAGTGATGCTTAAATACTTGTTTTTTATAAATCCGTTGTCATTAAGCAGTTTTTCAATAAATGTTCTTCTTAAAAAACTATCGCCATGAGGCATAACTATAATACTTCCATTATTCGAGTTAATTTCTAAAAAAATATTCAATTGTTCTTTTTCCGGAAGATTTATTATGTCCATAACACCATATTTTACAGCTAATGAACCTATATTGTAACCATATTTTATACTACAAGGAGGGGAATATCGGCTAAGTAATCCTATATTATGTATTGTTATCATATTTTTATTGTTTTATAAGTCTTCTGCATCATATTCCACGTTTCCGTTGTATTCATTAAAGTCCATCTCCATATCGGCAACAACAGGAACAGGGGACTTTAATTCCGTATCGCTACATCCATATACTCTGTACAACATACCTTTTGAGTCTCTTCTTCTGTTTAACTTGCCAAATCCCAACTTAGTAAGTTGCCTTCCGAAATCTTGAGTACTCACGCTTTCAAATCCGTTAGCATCTGCATAACGTACCATGTCATCGTACATGTCAGATGCCCTTATCCATGTGGAAAGTTCTCCCTTGGCATTTGCCGAAGGTCTTACACCGCGTGCGAAAGCCCATGAGAAAGTTATATTGCTTTCTCCCATAACAAGCAGTTTCTGCTTTTCACTGTTCTCGCTCTTGGGAAAAACAAAATGTCTCTGTTTTAAATATTTACCCCCTCTTATAATCCAATTTAATATTCCCGGGTATTCTTGCCTTAGGTCATCTGCAAGATGCTTGTTCTGCATCTCTTCCGGTATTACATTCTCAAATATCACATACAGAAATCTTCTGAAATACCCATACGAAGAATCTGAAGCTTTTGGAAGGTTATTCATATTAAATATCATCCATGGGACATTACGGACTTCGTAAACATTACCACCGATATTTCTTCCGTATACCATCTCTCCGGAACATAATGTCTTAAAAGCATCCTCATATCCTGATATGTCCTTGGCCTGTATTTCAGGGCACATATTTACGAGTTTCCCATCTATGCGAGCCACATTCCTAAGCCTTTCATCCCCTCCCCGGATAAGTGACAGAAGCCCCATAGAAGATACATTCTCTCTACCAAATATGCCGGTTATAGTCTCATATATGACAGACTTACCATTGCTCCCGGTCCCAAACAGCATAAGACAATTCTCAACCTTGTCAATCATCTTTCCCCTGTCATAAGTACAAAGGCCTAAATACATTTGCAATATTAAACGACTGTCTTTTTCAGGGAGGACAGTACGAAGAAAGCTCTGCCACATGGGACATTTTGCCGAAGGATCGTATTTGTACGGGTGTTTATAAAGAACATGAAATTCAGGACTGAAAGGACGAAGTTTTCCATCCGTAAAATCAACAACACCATTTTGGTAAGCTTTGATATGAAACATCGGGCAAAAAGGATTGTTTATCCTTATCGACAAAAGAGCCTCAGACTGGAATTTCTTGCTGGAAAAATGTAATACTTTAGGAGAAACATGAACCTTAATAAGCCATTCCTCCACTGCCTTACATATTATCTCAGGGTTCACAGCTTCATATATCTCGCCTGTAAAAAGATAATAGCAGCCGTGAACGTAACGAAAATCACTTGAAGGCATTACATTAAAAACTAAACTCTTTACACGCATAGAAGCCTCTGCGTAGTCTGAACCGGCAGAACAACCGGCAAATAGGCTATCGTCAGATAACGTGTATAGTTTAGTGACGATTAAATGAAGAATACGGTCATAGTAACTGTTCATATAAACGCGCTGATAAATAATTAGTTATAAAAAAATAAGTGAATAATACGTAGGATAGGGAATAAATATATAAATTCACTATAACTACTTATATACTATACAAAAATATAGAATATATACATAATATACAAAATAAAGCATAACTTATTATCAATAAATAGAATATATAATGTAATATAAACAAATAATTATACAGAGAATGAAGAATGAAACTACATAACTAACCTAATTAATTTATTGTAGATTTATATTTTCCAATGGAAACAATTAAAGACAAAATGGGAAGAAAAATAAAAAAAAATAAATAAAAAATCGAGCTGATATGATTTCGATTATTATTTACAATCGTATCGGGGGGGGTGGGTGTGATGCTTGCCGAATATTATATACATAATATTCTAATATGTTGTATTATAGTTACTTAAGATGGCTTTGTGTGGTATAATATATGTTTATCAACATATGGAATATTATTATTTACTAAGAAAATATTTGCTATTTTGTTTTGTAATTATGTAAATATGTTGTATATTTGTGTTAGGAAAAACGAAGGGAAAGAAACAGCGATAATTCACTGTATTATACTCTTTCTTTTTTATGTTAATTCCAAAAGCGTGTTTTAGATGTTGGAATAAAAAGAGAGCCTTAACACGGCAATGTTAAGACCCTCGTAAGTTGGAATACTTAAAGAAGTACCCCCCCCAATCGGAGGCAAAAGTACTTCTTTAATTTCTCACCTGCAAATATTCTTCCATTTAATTTTATTGGTTTACTGATATTACGATAACATACAGCTATTGAGTATATAGGCTGTATTTGGTATTAGTAGGCTATTAAACACGCTATAATGTTGAATTATTAACAATTTAAATATAGCATTATGAAAAAAGGAAACTTGCCTACACAGGAATACGAATTAATTAACGTGTGTATGCAAACAATAGAAAATGGCACTCCATTAACGTGTGATGATTGTGGACGTACAATATTTAATATTGCTACGATAAAAGGGAAAAGCGATGGAAATACGTACAATGTAGGGCTATCATGCGTTAAGAAGCTACTAAATAAGTATATCTACTTCGATTTAGAAACCGGGTGGGAATTTGAACGGAAAGAAAATGAATGGAAGCAAGCAATGAATAATTTAAAGTGGCTTAAAAAGCATTTAGAAAAAGACTTGTACGAATTTTCTGTATACAAATACGATAACGGTAAAGAATTTTGTGTAAACCTAACTTTCAAAAAAGATTTTGGAGGATATAAAAAAGGATGGTCTGGAGGACATACGGCTGCCATGGCATTGGATAAGCTTCCTTTGTTCTCAGAATTTATTAAAGCGTGAAACGTACAAGCGTTGCACCCGGTGCGAGTTCCGGGACACGCACAAATTAATAACATAAAAACTTGTCATTATGAAAGCAATGAATTTCTACACTGCAAACGGTTGGGCTGGTTCGAACTATGACAGCAAGTTGAGTACAAAGGAAGTAGCCGCAAAGGTTAAATCTTATGCAAAGAAGAATTTCCCGGACTTTAAATTCTCTGTTCGCTCTGAATGGAGCATATACACCGATTCAATGTATATTGAGTTAAAGGCAGGCACTTGTATTCCTTTTGTTGAAGGATCAAGAAGCGCGGAACGTGGTTATATGTCTACAATGTCTAGCGTGAAGGCATGGAAAGACGAGTTAACCCCGGAGATGTTTAAAGTGTTGGATGCTGTTGTGACTTATGCAAGTTCTTTCCGTTACGACGATAGCGACGGTATGCAGGATTATTACGATACTAATTTCTATTTAAAAATCAAAGTAAGTGATGAATATAAGGTTATAGAGCCGAAAGCGAAGAAAAGCAGCGTTAAGGCTGAAAAGGTTGAGGAGGTCAAAGAAGTGGAAGCCGTAACGGTTGAAGGTATTGAGGTTGTGGATTATTCAGAAAAGGCTGTTGCTGTGTTTGGCGATACAAAAGCCGTCAAAGATCAGTTAAAGGAACTGGGCGGACGCTTTAACCCGTCTTTAAATTACAATGGTGAAAAGCGTGCCGGATGGATATTCAGCAAGAAGCAAGCGGACAAGGTGAAAGAATTGATAGCGCCTACAGAGTTGCCGGCGCTTCCTGAAATAGAAACATCTAAGGATAATATTATAGAATGGAAAGAAATTCCTGGATGTGGTTACGAAGGTATAGAACTAGAATATATAGGAGAGGGTAAGGAATACGGATGTATAGGGCGTTGCGACAATGGTACATACTGGGGGGCATTCGGAGGCGTGCAGGGTTCTACTAGTGGATTAGCTCCAGTTCGGAAAGTGTTTGATAATGAAACGGATTTATTAAACTGGATGAAATCTAATGGATTTGTTTATGAAAAGAAATGCACTTTACGCGATTCTGTGATATTAGAAGAACCTCAAGGGAATGACACCCCATTAATTATTGATGATTATGCAAAATATGATTCGTTTGATTATCCGACAATACCCGAAGAACTGGACGGGTTTAGACTGGGGGAGGTCGTTTATGATCAGTGTGGAGAAATAGGCGTTATATTGGCTTTTAATGAAAAAAACGGTACTGCCCGTGTAAATTCAAACGGTTGTTGCAATGTCGGTAATTTAAAGAAATGTCCTAAAGAAATAGCGGAAAGAGAAGTTAAGTACATGGATATAATACGACCGGGAAAAGCTTTAACGGATTGTACAGCTGAAGCGCACCCGTTCGATAATATAAGCTTTACCAAAACGGACAACTTTAACGGTGTGCGCTATTACGACATTGAAGGCGCGGGAATCATAACCAGCGCGAAAGTACGTGCAGACATACAGCCGGGCGATATATTCAACGTATATACAAATAAGGGATGGAAATTCGGTGTAACCTATGACGGTGTAAGCGTGGAAAGCAGTTTAAAAAACGATTTACCCGGTATAATTGAATATAACGGCAAAATAGAATCGGGCACGCTTAGCATTTCATCATATTACACCCCAATGGCTGAGGGTATGGAATTTTACGAGAAAAAAGTAAAAGGGAAACGATACATAACGGAAAACAGGACTAAACGCGGCTATTACGTTATAGATACCTTGGATAATTGCCCGGTAGGATTCTTCCAAACAAAAGAAGAAGCCGAAAGAGAGGCGGAAACACTTAACGGGTTTACGGACGGTAACGGACGATTAAAGACGGTCATTTAATTAGCTGAATATGGTTTTGTTGGTTTTGTTATTCGGTGCCGTGATATTCATTTCCGGCACCGACAGGGATAAGCTACGCGAATTTATAAACAAGAGTGATGAATCAGATAAATTTTAAAGATATGAAAGAATATAAGTTAACAGTAGAGTTTCACAATGGGGCGCGTTATTGCTATTACGGGAAGACAAAGGAAGAAGCGTTAGCAGCGTTTAAAAAATCGTTTGGCAGCTTTAAAGGCTTCGTAAAAAAAGAGTGGACGATAGAACAAGATTAACCAATGTAGGAAGGCGGAGCGACACCGCCACCGGGAACTATTTATTAACTTAAACAATAAAGAATATGAATTCATTAAAGAAAATTTCATTTGATTATTTCAACGGACAAATAATAACATCCGAAGAAGTTAACAATTACGTACAGAAACTATGGCTTGATGGCAACGAGTTTAGCCAAATAGTGAAAAAAATAGTCAATACTGAATTAATGATTAAGGCAGTAAAACAGTGCAAAGAATTTATTATAGCTTGCATTGATATAGATATAGACAGCAAAGAAAATACAATGCAAATAATATACGGTTTTATCGATTATTTACAATGCATATATGACAGATTAGAAAAACTATGTAAGCAATCAGGGCAAACGGCCGTACTTGAATGTGAAATTTGAATAGAAATATATTGCCACAATTAGCATAGATACATTGTTGGGGTTTTTGCCAACATATCATCTTATGACACCCCGGCAGTAATACGGCTGTCGGGTAGGCGATAGGTAAGAATGAACGAATAAATTTAATTAAGGAGGAATAATATGGCGATAGGTTTACTTATATGGATTATCATAATTATATTAATCGGATGCAGTGGCAATTATTGGATAATTCCTGTGATATTAATTTTTTCTGTAATGGGAGGGGTTGTCGCTAGTTTTAACGATAATCATTAAAGTATATAGAATTAAAATAACAATAATATTAAAATCTCAATAATTATGACTTTGGAAAATATTAACATACAGGTTTTTAAAGGGAAATTAAGTCTTGCGGGACTGACTAATATGAAAAATGCAGAAGTATTACCAAATTTGTACAACGTATCATTAAATGAAACAGGGAATGCTATAAAAATTATTAGAGACTGGAAACGAACTTTTGTCGGAAAATTCGTTTATAAGAATCCCAAATACTACGGCATGATTGAACGGCTTGAACGGTTATTCGGCCACGTCCCTGAATGGAGTGATTTTACTAAGGAAAATATTGATTTAATTGTAGATATGTTTTCTCAAGTTGCGCAAAGCAGTGCTAAAACTTATCTTTCTATGTTAAAGAGTGTATTGAATGACGCAAAAGACGAGATAAATCTACCTTATCCACGTTTTGCAGAGAGAATGACTTTAAAATCTATTCCTTCGGTTGGGGTGTATCTTAACTTAAGTGATTTAAAGAAGTTGGAAGAATATTGCCCCATAAATGATAAGGAAAAAATTATCTTGGCTCAGTTCTTATGCGGATGTTATACAGGTGCAAGACATTCGGATGTAATCAATATGACGGTTAATAATATAGATGGAAAGTATCTCACTTATGTAAGTCAGAAAACCAAAGTGCAAACGACAGTTGAAGCTAAACCTATTTTACGAAAGCTACTTCTTGTTGCAGGGAAACACATTTATGCGGACAGCGTTTTTAACGAGACTATCCGTACCATTTGTTATAAGGTCGGGATAAATGAACAAATGAGAATTTTTAGAAAAGGTAAATATGAAGTAGGGGAGAAGTGGAAGTTTGTAGCCTCCCATACGGCTAGAAGGAGCTTTGCTACTAATTTGGCGGAATTGGATGTTCCTCTGGTTCAGATAGCTAAACGCATGGGGCATAATGATGTGAAAATGACAATGCGTTATATCGTTGGTACTATTTCAAGGCTTGAAGATAAGGCGAATGAATTTTTTATGTAATAAAAAAACTTGTTCAGTTTATGAAAAAGTATGCTTTAAAACATGCCTACTTTATAATGTAATATTTTGCATTGTCAAGATAAACATTTATATTTGCAGTATCAAAATAACACAATAGAACCGGCGGCAACGGATAAGCGGCATTAAGCAATGAGAACGTATTTTGCGAACTTTAAGGCCAATAACGGCACGAGTCTTATGGAACCGATTACAGGTACTAACAAATCGGTGTTAATAAAAGATATTAGGCATATTGCGGAGGCTAACCGCTTTGCCGGAAATGAATGTAGTTGGTCCGTGTTCATCAAAGAGGGTGACAACTATATAAGCATCGCCCGTGGAGGTATGTGGCCGGATGGTTCCAGATGGCGGGACAATACGCCTGAGATACTATAATTTGGTAACTATAAACAAAAATAGGGCAGCGAAAAAATCGCTACCCTAAATGTTGAATTGTGATTTAAGTCACAATGACATTTTTAATGTCGTTTCAATCCACGCCCGAAGGCGACTAATATCATTTCTGATATGCGGTGCAAAGATACGTGTTTTTGAATTAAGAAACAAGCAATTTTCAATGTTATAAAATATAAGATTATGAACTCATACAATATCTACGAAGAGAATCATTATGAAACTGTACTTTATCACGCAATTGCGCGTGACGAAGATCATGTAAGAGAGCTGGCAGAAGAAGCGGGCATTAATCTTGAAGGGTTGACCATCGACTTGGAGCGTTCTAACGTTAAGGACCAGATGGGGAGGCCATACAGCGCAATGATTGAAGATGCAGTTGTAAGATGATGAATGAGAGAGAACGAATCGGTAAGCGTATTGCCGAGCTCAGAAAGCAAAAGGGATTGTCCCAAGCGAGATTGGCAGAGCTGGTCAGTATAAACCAGGGTCACATAGCACGAATAGAACTTGGTAAATATAGTACAGGTATAGATATCCTTGCGAAGATAGGGTATGCACTAGGTTGCAGGATTGATTTTATAGAAAACTAAAAAAATGAAAACATTAGAAGAACTCAGAGACTTTATCAATCGAGAAATAAACTTTGTATCTTTGGATATAATTTTTAAAGTAGTTGATTTAGTCATAGCTGAAAACGGATGGACCGATGAACGTCCCAGTTCTCAATACGGTATATGCAATGATGGTGTACGTATCCTTTTCTTTGATTTGGAAATGGTTGCTGTGATAGAACAATATAATATTGGTAATTAATAAGGAATAATTTCTCTATTTTTTGGTATAATTATTCATTCATATAGGTTGTATCAATTTTTGATACAACCTATATTTACAATTCACTTGAGATTATCTAATATCTGTCTTATGGCAAGATCTGCATGCTTTGACATGATTTTCACATAGTTAAATATCGGTCTGTTTTTTTTCATCGACTGCCCTATACAGTATTCCAGTGTCTCCAATGGTATCCCGATTTCAAAACCATGCTGCACAAACGACTTACGAGCCGAATAATATATTAATTTTCTGCTTATCCCTGCTTCTGTTGCAAGATTTTGCATTTGTCTGAATAGAAGGTTATCAACCTTACTTCGTGTTTCATATCGTCCGAAAACAAGTTTTCCACTCTTATCCATGTATCTGTCTATTATTTCCTTAGCTTCCGGTTGTATGGAAAAACAAGTCTGCAAATTACCGTCCTTGGTGTGTTCCGTCTTTATACGTGTATATGTTACTTGCTTTTTCCCCTTAAAGTTGTAAGCTAAAATATCTCCTATATTCATTCCTGCCAGATAATAGGACAGCATAAAGATATCACGAACAATCCTTAGATTATATCTGTCTATTTCTAGATCACGAATCCTTTTTAGTTCTGTAACACTGATATCCAGGTCTCTTACGTTCGCAGATGGCTTTTTATAGACTTCGTAAGGGTAAACCTTGTAATCAACTATCTTTAACTTAATGGCGTAGTCTATTACCACTTTTAAGAGCGTTGTGTATATGTTTATCGAGGTTGGGCTTAATTTGTCATTAACAAGTTTATTGCTAAATCCCTGTATATTTTCCGGAGTTATGTCACGTAACATAACTTCATATCCCATAAATTTTATAAACCTATTTACTGCAAGAGTGTATAGCTTAACCGATTTCGGTCGTTCCAATGATTTAACGTAACTGTCTAATGCACATCTCAATGTCTGGGCATTATCTGATTTCCCACGCTTAAGAATCTCAATCAGTTGTTGACAATTATATGCGTCTGTATCAATTTCCAAAAGGATTTTTTCATATTTTTCTAAAATGGCTTTTATCTTCATGTTGTAGATAGATGAATTTTCTCCTCTCACCACCTTATTGTTTTTGAGCAGTGACGGTGATTCAATATCCATATCCGTAGATATGTATCTTGTAATTCCTTTGTGGGCTACGGAAATTTTAATCCTGTACTTTCCACTTTTCAATTTTTGGCTGTTTATTACAACCGCATTTATCATTGCCATAATCAATATATTTAAGTTCTACTTAGTTCTTTTGTAATTTAGATTTACATTTTTGCGCAATTAAAATGCAATAAAATTGTTATTTACAATTGCATTTACAATCGAAAACCGTCATTTTTGAGGGTGATACTATTTTTTTGCTTATTTTCAAATGGCTGATTTCCAATAAAAAGTGCCCCAGAACCATTCTCTAATGGGGTGGGGCACTACAACACAAAAACTAAACTAGACATAGTGCTTCAAATCATATCTATCTTTGTGGTATACAGAGTGTTAATTCTGCTTGTAAAATAACCATTTACAATTTAAATGAAATGAAGCTTTGTTTCTAAAAATAATTTATTGTAACAATTGCCCTATTATATAATATTTTTTATATAAATATCTGATAATCAAATGTATATTTTATTATTGGAAAAGGCTATTTTTCGGACTGCTTCACGAAGCTCTTCAATATGCCATATTGCTTTTTTGAAGTCTTCCGAAGCAGTGGTTTCATCCTCCACCATTCTGCCTTCTCCTGTACAAAGCCATCGTACATTGAGCATTGGGAATTTCATGGCTACAAGGGCTATCTTATCACTTCCTACACATCCTTTTCCATTCTGCTTCAAATTGTACATATATCTGGGAGAAAGTCCACAATAAGCCTCAAAAGAGGTTTCCCCTTTGACGTATCCTTTACTTCTTGCCCATTTTGCGAACAATTTCAGTCTGTCTATAGCTGTCTGATTTTCCATATTATCTGACTATTTCCATTAAGCATCTTTTTTCACCTCTGCAACACCGGTCACAAAATTCTGATCGTATGCAGCAACTTTTTTCTTTAGCCTTTCTATTTCTTCCTTCTTAGATTCAAGTTTTGCTCGGAGTTCGCCATTTTCCCTCATTGTATTCATGAACTTATCAAGCATAACACTATCATCCTTCACATTCAGATAAATTTCACTCATTAATTTAACAACTTCATCCCATTCGATTTGCTTTTCAGTTGTTATTTCGGATACTATTATTTCACATCTCACTTTTAGAAGAATATTAAGCTTTCCTGCTCTTTTAATAATATCTTGAGCTTGATTGTAAATATTATCACCCCATCCCTTTACAAATACAACATAATCTATGCACTGCTCGTCTATCCTTAATTCCTTTACGTGACTGCTAATGATTCTATATTCATTCTGAAAAGCCCAATTCTCGTTTTTATATCTACTTCTACACTTTTCATCTTGCCCTGTAGTTAAGAAATAGGATGGAACATATTTTACGTAAAATGAATCAATATCATCTTTTAGCTCTTTATTAATATCTAATATCCTTTTCAAGTTAAATTTTATGCAGACTCCATCATAATTACTTGCATATTTAGCCCACATAGCTGGTTTGTTAGCCGATGATTTACCTGTGCAAAAACACAGATAATTATATCCGTCATCCACAAGCTCCCTTTCTCTTAAATCATCACTATTTGAAAATGATGAAAACCGTAAACATGAAGATGAAATAATACCGGCCAACCCCTTCAATGTTGTGTAATGATAAACATTTTCAGGAACATCTTTATCATTATTTTCTTCTTCAATATATAAATCCTCTGTACCTGATTGCTTTCTTATAATTGGAGAGCCTGTACCATTAAGTATGTATGCAGGATTAATATTCTGATTTGCGGAGCATAACGCTGCAAGAATATCAACAGGCAGCGTTTTATCTTTACCGCCTTTTGTCTTCTGTCCTTTTAGCTGCGATATTTTTGACTGAGCAGACTTTACGCCAAACTTAACCTCTATATCATAGGGTTTTATACCACTTAATTCAAGACATTCAAAAAATCTACTTACAATAGTCATAATTTTAAAGCATTTCTTTTGTACTTTAAAAAAATAAAGTACCTTTGCATCCGTTGCAAGTAGAGAGACAACAGACACATGATTAAACAATCGCTCAAACGTGAGCCTTCTTTATATTTGGAAATCCGTTGCCTCTCTACTTTAGCAACGGATTTTTTCTTTCCTATTAGTTAGATTAAATCCATACAATCGGTTGTGACGCTGTGTGTCCACCTCCATCCGATTTAAACCTTGTAGAGGGCTGTGAAAACGGGGCGGGAAACCGCAGGAAGTACGATACAAGGAAGCACTTAGAGGATGCTTGTACGGATGTCAACTCATCTAAAACCTCGAAGAGAATGCAAGTTGATGTCATTCTCCCCTTGAAAGGTTCGGTCATTATACGAGAGTTTAAAGCTGCGATTCAAAGGGTAAGTCCGTTGGCTGTTTGGCTTAATATGTTCAAGTGAAAAGGAACTGCCGAATCGCCTAAAGGACACTCTGTACCCACGTGGTTGGTATTGCCGAGAGTTGAGATGTGATACGAATATTAAACATTGATGGATGATTAATATAAGAAAGATATAACTTTAAATTATAGCTTATGAATGAACTTGTTTTTAAAGGTCAGAATGACCAAGTTTTAACTAACAGCCTATTGGTGGCTGAAAAGTTTGGGAAAGAGCATAAGCATGTCTTAGATGCTATAAGAGAGCTTATGCAGGGGTGTGCCGAAACTTCGGCTGACCCTATGTTTGTTGAAACTATTTATGTTAATGAACAAAATAGGCAAGAATACCCAATGTTCGTAATGAACCGTGATGGATTTACTCTTTTGGCGATGGGTTTTACCGGAAAGAAAGCCCTTAAATTCAAGCTGGACTATATCGCAGCCTTCAACGCAATGGAAAAAGCTCTAAAAGAGCAACAAAAACCGCTCACCTCTGCACAGATGTTTGCGATGCAAGCAAATATAAATCTTGAACACGAACAACGACTTGAAAATGTTGAAAAGCGTCTTAATGCGATAGAGCAAGAAAGGGAAGAGAATGGCAAACTTCTGTTATCGGTATCAATGTCATCAGAAATGTTACCCGAAATCTCGCTACGCAACAAAGTTCATCAGTTGGTAAACAAATACGCATCCGCCACAAATACCAAACAGCAAGACGTATGGCACAAAGTGTATGAACAGCTTTATTATCTATACCAGATATCAATACACAGCTACAAGAAAATAAGGCGTGATGAGTCCAAACTTGAAATCGCTGAACGTAACCATTTTCTTGATAAAATATACATCATTATTTCAAACCTCATCCGTGAACACAAGGCTGCTTAATGTAGCCTTGTAACCGATTGTATCACTAAATCAAAGAACGAATTATGAAAAATCCATTTAAATCAGCAAGTCACATTGAACAAGAACCGAAACAGAACTTGTCAGACCTTCAATTTGTTGCTTCTCTGCAACATAAGATTGACGAGCTTCAATCGCTTATCAACAACGATGTGCTAAATGTACTTCGTCAAGACTGTTACCGTGAACACATTGAAGTCAATACAATAAGCAACCACGAGATTGTAGCCTCTTTCATAAAATTTATACACTTAAAACACCCTTCTATAATCGGTGAATTTATAGAGTATCAGAAGATCTAACTTTTAATCAGTGGAGCTATAATATTCTCCATGACCCATTTTATAACTCCACTGAATTTTGATTTTTTCTTCTGTTTTAATTCATCGATCAATAATGCGGAGCTTTCTCTTTTTAGCATTATAATGCTACCATTTGTCGACCATATACATACGTCTTTCAAATGCAGATATCCTACAATGATATCCGTTTCTTTTCCGCATATCCTCTCTATTTCCTCACGGCTTAATCCATTATTGGCTTTAGCCGCATTTAAAACATTTATGACTTTATTTTTATTCATATTTTTAATTTACTCATTATGGGAAAAAGAAAAATCACTAAACGCCATATCGAATCAGAAGAACTAAGAAAAGGTTTTGAAATACTAGAAGAAACTAAATCTAATCTTCTTCATGAAGTGTATTCTGTCAATCACGGACTTTCAAAGAAGCCACTATTTGAGCGACATGTTGGAAACTGTCAATCAACCTTGATTGTTTTACTTCTGATAATAGAAATAGCAATTCATCTTTTGACTTTTTGCTTATTATTATTTCATTTGGATTAACTATACACTGTTTTAAACTCCTTACGACTTCATTACAGGCTCTGATATGCCCGATAGCAGACAAATGAACCAAGGAAGCCAAACCGCTTTGAATAAGTCTATATTCAAGTCCTAATGGATCTTTCTTCAATAATAGATAGTGATATACCATGAACATATCATTCGAGCTAATAGCAAGGCTTGAATTAACATCAATACGCATTTTCTCTTTTAATACATCCATTTCTTTCTTTGCTCTGTTAAAATCAATCAATGCGTATATGTTCCAACCAATCAATACCGTAACCAACAATGCCAGCACACCAACTAAAATTCCCATCCAATCAGCCTCTATGCGTTTATCGCATACGAATGCCGCATAGATGGATAGCAAAATCGCTGCAATACTCATTGCTATTGATAAATTAGCTTTATTCATCTTTTGTTATCTTGAATTGTTAATTAATTATAACTACTTTATAATTTTAAAGCAAACTATTTTATACTTTAAAATTATAAAGTATCTTTGCATTGTCAATCAAAGCAAGAAAGGCAAGAAAGACAAAATAAAAACGGAGTGACTTATATAAGTCACTTGCCACTCATCAGATGGCAAATATATGAAACCGATTTTTAAAAAGCAAATTAAACGAATAATATTTAAGCATAAAATATAGAAAATAAAAGCAAGTATGAAAATTACAAAGAATGATATATTGAAAATCAAAGCGGGTTCTTCTCTGACAGCTCAACTTGGGAGCTATCTTGAATGTCGTAGTTTGAGACAATGGGCATACGAAATCGCAAAGTCTTATCCAAGAGACGATGTGGAAAGATATAGTTGCTATATAAGCAAGGACAACAAGATAACCATTACTGCTATAAAGAAATGACAATAATGAAATAGTATGAACGAAGCCGAAATAAGATATAGTAACCAATCTCGCCAACTTAACAGGTATGGTGTAACCTTCTGTAAGGATACAGCAGCAAGACTTGTGGGTGGAGAAAAAAGATTGGAAGACTTATACTCTAAGGGCAAAGTTCGCATAGATTTCAAGGGAAAGAAAAAATGGTTTTGTAATGCGGCTGACGTATTGAATAATATAAGAGTTGATTGACTAAGCTTTAAAGACATTTATCCCTGTTGACGGAATGAACGGAATTCAGTAGCGATAACTGAGCAGGGAGCAAAAAAATAGTTCTTTGAAATATTTATTTATACAATAGAAATAATGTATGGGTAAAACCGTACAATTATTATATATGATTTCTGCGCAGGCACAGAAGCGAAGCCAGTGATGGTAGATAGTGGTGGGTGCAAGTGGAACGGAATTGACACCGATAGCAACCGAAGATAAGACGATAACGGTCGAATGGTTGTAAATGTCTGATGGTGGTAAAGCCACGAAGTTGAAATGAAATTTACTTTCAGCACGCCAATTTGTCTTTAGCGTGGTGAGTATGCTTGGTTAGGCACAAGTATCGCTGAAAGGTCTAATATATCCCCTCCCGTAAGATTCGGGGTAACAACCGGTTTAAGCCGTTGAGGGGAACGAACTTAATAATTAAATGACCTCATGAAACGATTTCTTAAAAAATGGCTCAAAAGACGGCTTATTAAGATTGCCATAGAAACAAAAAAACCCATCTCCACGCATCTCTTTGAGTGGATTTACAATTCACCGATATATACGTGGAGAGACAAGCTTCTAATTGCTAGAATTGGCAATGATCTTTGGGAAGAATACTATTGTTGGCTTAACAGAGACAACACTTGAGGTATTGGCAAAGTTGTTTCAACCACATCACCGGATACCAAATGAATAAAAGTCATACGGCTCTTATGCTCAATGAAAGTTACATGATCAGGATTTATATAACAAGGGAAAGTCTTGCCCTCGATCAGTATAAATTTGTTCATAATACAAAAATTTTAAATGTGACACCGCAAAAGTAATAATAATTCGGGTACGTTCCTCTTTTCCATCAATAAAGTTTTAAATGTGACAGTTTATACTTCTATTTGGGAACGTACCCTTTTTTACATAATATAATGAAAACAGCCAATTTTATCATGTCTTTATTTGCCGCCTTATGTTCGTTAGGGATGATTTATGGTGCGATAGTTACGGAAAGTCCTGTAAAATGCGTATCTGTGATTATATTTTCCATTATCTTCCTGTTGTGCATAAGACTGGTAGTCCTGACATACAATGAACTGAAAGAGTGTGACTAATATTTTCTCTATCTATTTTTTAGTTAGTAATATTATCCGTTCATGCCGGTATGTGAATATAGGTATGAACATCCTCCGAAAGTAGCATTATGGAATGTATGTGGTAATTTAATAATAATCATATTCTTTATGTAGGTCTCATTACCCCACAAGAAGCAGGTTCGATTCCTGTCTTTCGGACAAATATTTAAACGTAGTTATTATGAAAAAAGGTGATAAAGTCCGTGAAATTGGCGATACGCTGATAGGCACGATTATTAAGATTAAAGATGGGCGTGCAGATGTCAAATTCTCTAAGTTAAAAGCTGTTTATTCACTCCCTTTGCAATTTTTGGAGAAAGTATGAGGTGTAAATCATCTATTAATTCAGAACTTGATAAGCTTTATTCAGAGCTTGACACGGTTCAGCAAATGAGTGAAGAAGCGGTAATGCTCACATTCAATGCTGACAGTAAGGCTGAATATATTGCACTTATCAATGAAGAAATTGATTCTCTTGAAAATGAGCTTGAAGAAGTGGAGATATATCATGGCAGGAAGCGGAACTTTGTAAGGACTGCGGACCTGCCTTTTTTGTGTTGGTAATATAATAATATAATTATGAAGGAACTTAATACAATTCAAAGTTTGCTTAAGGCTCCCAAAGATCAATATAATAAATTTGGGAATTATAAATATCGTAATTGCGAGGATATTTTGGAAGCAGTAAAACCATTGTTGTTTAGTCAGTCGTGCACACTTACTATTTCTGACGAAATTGTAATGATTGGTACACGATATTATGTAAGGGCAACCGCAACCATTAAGAATGCTAATTGTGAAACGGAAACGACAACGGCATACGCACGTGAGGACGAGTCAAAGAAGGGAATGGATGCAAGCCAGATCACAGGAAGCACATCGTCTTATGCACGGAAGTACGCATTAAACGGGTTGTTTTGTATAGATGACACAAAAGATTCTGATTCTCTGAATAATGAATGTCAGTCAAATAATCAATTGGAAAAAGATAACAGAAAACTCCTGCCGAAAGAGAAGTTTAACGATGAGGACTTAATGAAATGGATTTATCAGAAACTTGAAAAAGCAAAATCTGAAAATAAACGTCTTTCGTTATCCAATCTTATAGAAAAGTACTATAAAGTTACGCAGAATGATATTACTGTCATTTCTGACAATTTTTATCAATATAAAGTTAATAATAATTTGCCATGAGTAATGATTTGAAGATAAACAATATTCCATCTACGAAGCAGGAACAGACGGACCTTGCCTGTATGTTTGTACAAAAAGTAATTGATGGTGATGTAAATCCGATAGATGCTGTCATACAGATGAAAAGCCTTAGTGAAACAATAAGCACTTTTTTGAAAGATTCGGATGTAAGGGAAGCTGTATTGAATGAAGTAGGGAAGTATGGAAAAGGTGAAATCCCTTCATTCCGTGGGGCGTTGATACAGGTGAAAGAAATAGGAGTGAAATATGACTTTACAGGATGTGGTGACCCGGTATGGGAAAGGTTAAATGAGGAAAAAAACGACATTGACATGAGACTCAAGGAACGTGAATCTTTTCTTCGTACTATAAAGGAACAAAAAACAGATATAGATGAAGAAACAGGCGAGATTATAACTTTGTACGCTCCTTCAAAAAGCTCTACAACATCCTATTCAATCACATTCAAAAACAGATAATTATGTATCGTATCAGTGTTACTTCATTAGAAGCGTTCAGACGATTCAGGGATAAGCATTCAATATGGGACACAGAAGAAAGAGTGTTAAATACACTTTCAGGCAAGAAAGGACCAAACGCTTATGCAGCAATAGGATCTGTATTCCATAGTATTGTAGAAACAGGGAAGGCGATTTATGTTGGAGAAAACACATTTGAGCAGGAACAAGATGGATTTAGAGTGCTTATGAATGGGAAAGCTGTGGAAAATGCCCTTTATTACCGTAAACAATATCCGGATGCGGAACATGAAGTACATAAAGGTAAAGATTTTCATTGTGGATTGTTCCCTGTTCATGTGCACGGATATGCTGATGTCAAATATCGAAACGTGATACGAGACATTAAAACCAAATATTCGCAACCACACACAAGAGATTATACAGAATCGTGTCAATGGAGTTTTTATCTTGAATTGTTTGGTTGTGACACTTTCTATTTTGATCTATTTCATTTTAAAGGATATAAGCGTTATATGGTTACGAACACAATAAATACGGATTTCGTAATATATAATCCGATAGAATGTTTGAGAGACAGTAAGATGGAAGAGAAGAATGCTCAAATAATAAAAGACTTTTGCAAATATATAGATGAAAAAAACTTATATCACTTGCTAAAAACAAAAGAGGATTTGTATAACATATAAACTATAAAATTATGATTTTAACAGGAAGTATCTGTCTCTCTGATATACCTCGTGAGCAGATGAAGAAAATTAAGTGTAAAGATGGAGTTGAAAGAATCTATGTGAATGTGGCTGTTATCGAGCGCAAAGAGAAATCTCAGTTCGGGCATACGCATTTCATCACTTGTTCTCCTAAAAAGGAGGAACGAGTAGAAGGAAGGAACTATATCTGCGGTGACCTCAAGGAGTTTGTACCTCAGAGTACATCACCTAGCCCAGAGGATATAAATAATGCTCCTAGCGTGTCGGATGATGATGACCAATTACCATTTTAGCCTATGAAAGAGAAAATTTGTTTCAAGTGTGGAATATTGAAGCCTTTATCAGAGTTTTACTCTCATCCACAAATGGGTGATGGTCATTTAAACAAGTGCAAAGAATGTACTAAAAAAGACGCATCTGAAAGATACTCTGAAAAATCAAAGGATGAATCTTGGTTGGAGAGAGAACGTGCAAGAGGACGGGAAAAGTTCAAAAGACTTGGTTATAAAGGTAGATTTAAAAGCCCAACGAAAATATGTATAGAAGAAAAGAGCATATCAATGAAACTTCGTTTAAGGGGCTATGATACAAAAGGGAAAGAAGCTCATCATTGGAATTACAACCTTCCTAATTCAGTGTTTCTTTTAAGCAGAAAGGCGCACAAATGTATTCATAAGTACATATCAGTGAACTATTCTGATAAATTTTGCTACACACTTGACGGAGTTATAATTGATACAATAGAGAAAGCAAAAAATCTTTTCAGACATTGGCTTGAAATTAATAACATTAACGAGGAGCTTAATCTTATAACAATCAAGCCAATCAATAAGAAAGTCAATAATTAGCCTATGAAATACGATGGCTCTAATCCTCTCCACGTCCAGCAGGCAAGAGCGAAGCTGGAGAAGTTGATAAAGGAACAGAAGGTGTTTGAATTGACGGAAAAGAAACCGCAAAGGTCTTTAAATCAGAACAAATACTTATGGCTTCTTATTGAATATTGGGCTACACAAACTGGATATACAAAGGACGAAGCAGAGTTCATATACAAGGAAGTAAACAAGGACATTTATTTTGTAGAGAAAGAAATAGCTGGTATAAAGGCAATATATGTCAGGCACACATACGAACTCGATACAAAAGAAATGTCCTTATCTGTTGAAAAATGGAGAAACTGGTCGGTTATGAATGATGTATTCCCTGTATATCTTCCTGCCCCTAATGAAGAATCCCTGTTACAATTAGCCCAAATAGAGGTTGATAGAATGAGTAAATATCTTTAAAAAATGAAACTTACTTTGACAAAACAAGAAGTGCTTCTCATCCAGAAGTTGCTCAACACTTACAAAAACGAGTTGCCCGATGACGGAACAGAGAAGCATGGACGTTTTGTCGGGAAGCTCTGCAAGAAAATCAAAAGACAAGTTATTAATCAATTAAAATAATATGAAAATTACAATCAACAAACCGACCGAGTTTGAGGCGGTCTATCTGAAAGTAGATGCAGGTGTCCGCTATTGGGAAGATGCAGAAGTAAACGGAGTGAGAGACATTGATTTGTGCGAGAGTAAAGGCATAGGTAAACCTCTTATACCTTGTGCTGTACAAATAAAAGAAGAGGCTGATTACAATATATATTCAGATCATTATCGTTGGCGACCTATTATAGCAATTGAGACAGGACAAATAGTCAACTGGACGCAAGGAACAATTGCCAATGTTCACTATAAAGTATGCGATGATTTTATATGTGATATTACTGATGAAGACCACATCGCCATTGCTTCTTATGACGGCTATGTACCTAAGATTATGTGTCCGGCAGATGAAGGATATGGCGACTACATCATTATGAATATTGATGAAAATGGATTTATTCAAGGATGGAAAAAAGAATTGATTAAACGACTAATACAAGAAGAGGACTGATTATGGAAAGCAACATATCACGAGATCATATTGCGCTTGAAGCAATGAAGTGCATAATGATGACAGCAAAACGCAGAAGAACTTTATGGAATAGAGTTGTAACATTGTTTTTCCCATTCAAAGAGGTTAGTATGATAAACTACAACTCTGAAAAACAGGCTAAAGCCGCTTACCAGATAGCCGATGCGATGATTAAGGAACGTAGTAAGATAAAGGAGGAATAATATGTATTACGAGGTAAAGTTAAAGGTGATGAAACCTAACAAGGACGGTCTTGAAAAAGAAGTAAAAGAACACTTCATTACAGACTGTTCACTTTTTGCAGAAGCGGAAGCCAAAGGGCTTGAACAGTACGCATCTGATAATATTGAATCTGATGTCTTCTCCATTTCACGTTCAAACATCATTGAGATAATCAACGAAAAGACAGAAGACAAGCCATTCTTCAAGGCTACCATTGTAGATACTCAGATTGATGAGAACGGCAATGAGAAAGAATTGAAATACTATAATTTGGTTTGCGCAAAGGATTTAAAGGAGGCAAACACTTTGATGGAACAACACCTTTCACAAGGTTTGTCTGATATGAGATTGGATGCGATTGTTAAAACCAAAATAATTGATTTGATTTAGTTATGGAAGAGTTTATTTCAGATTGGTTCATTCCGATGGATTTCGGTAATGACCTGCCGGATGAAGAACCGGACGGTGAGGATAATTTTAATTTTGATTGACATGGAAAAGAAATTTGAACTTACAGACAAGTTTGTATTCAATACTTTTGGAATTAAATTATTCCAAATTAAGTGTACAAAGTCTTTCAAATATGCCAAGGAAGGTGATTTGGGAGGATATGTTGAGAAAGATGAGAACTTAGACCAAGAAAGCGATGCTTGGGTGTCCGGCAATGCTCAGGTGTCCGGCGATGCTCAGGTGTCCGGCGATGCTTGGGTGTACGGCGATGCTCAGGTGTCCGGCGATGCTCAGGTGTACGGCGATGCTCGGGTGTCCGGCGATGCTCAGGTGTACGGCGATGCTCGGGTGTCCGGCAATGCTCGG